TCTCCGGAGTGATGGCGACTTTCCAATAGCTTTCCGCGGTCTTTGCGGTGAGACCCTGTGAATTCAAGTAACTATTCACATACTCTTTTGACGGGTCATCCAACCATTTATCCATTGCTTCGGAAGCGGTTTTGCCGTTGTCAATTTCATTGACTGTCTGTTTAAGGTACTCAACAAAGTCTGGGACCAACATTTCATCGATGTCGGTGTTGGAACGATCCATCATGCTTTCAGCAAGTCTCTCAAGACTATTGCGTATTCTTAAATTATCTTTTGTCGATCTTTCTGGAAGATCTTCTTTTTCAACCTTTCCTCCACCAAGTTTTTTAACATATTCACCGATGGCGTTTACCGCGGTCTTGTCGTAGAGGTTCTTCGTCCACTCTCCACCAATAGACAATCCATCACCCTTTAAAGATCCTTTTCTCTCACCCTTAATGATTTTTTCTGCAATTTCTTTGGGTAGAATTTCAGAAAGTTGCTTACCATTAAAGGTGGAATTTCCGGAAGACACTAGACCATTAGGATCAACCCTCATCCCAGCAATTGACTTACCATCTTTAATTATATCAATTGTTTTAACCTCTTTAGTTGCCCCGGGGAATGAGTATGGCTCCCATTTGATCTCATCAACTTTCTTTGCCAAGTTGTAACGATCTGCTTGAGTCTCTCCACTTGTCCAACCAACCCACTTCTTTCCACGGGATATGGCATCTGCAAGTGCTCCCTTAAAGAGCCGAACGGTATACTTGTTTGGATCAGAGAATGGGGCTTCTTGTATTCTTGCTCCAAAAACTTTTTTTAATGCCTCTTCAATTGCCCTTTCATTAGAAAAACCAGACGGTTCAAACCCAAATATCTTTCCATCTTGGTCATAGACAACCTTTATTTCACTGCCGTTTCTTTTCTCAATTTTAACAGTCCAGTCACTAGTGTCAGGTAGTTTTTCGGTAGCATAACCACCAGAAGACCTTGCATCCTTGGCACGATCGTTTTGGAACTCTTGGATAAAGATACCCTCAACCCCATCTGCATCCGGTCTGTCATCAAGACGCATGTGAGCAACATAGTTTGGAATATCGCTAAAATGACCAGAACGATAAACTTGACCAGTCGAAAAATCCCCAGCAAGGGTTCTTGCCTCTTCGTTCCGCTTAACCTCTAAAGCATCTCGTTCAACCATTGCTGCGTCCCGTTCTTTTGGAGTAACGCTGCCGTCATAAACTATCTTTTGGGCTAGTTCATCTAGTAAAGGTTGATATTTATCAAATATTTCTTTTCTTTTTTGAACTTTATTTTGATATGAGGCATCAGGCAAGGTGAGGATAATTTCCCTGTAGTTCTGTCCACCCGGTACAACTAGATCGGGACGATCATACTTTGGTTTTCCACCCATGGATTCACTAGTTATTCCATCGAGATCGTACCGCATATTATATGGAAGTTCCCCATACTCTACTTCTTCATTGTTTTGATTTGTAAAAGTGAACTCCTCTAAATAAGGGTCATACTCTGTTGTGAATCCATAATTTTTAGCAATTTGAGCAGTCCTTTTTTCTATATTACCTGCTTTACCACCAAGCATCACATCCTCAAATCTAACTGCACCCTCCTCTTGAAGGTATTGGTCAATCGCTGCTTTGGGGATGGATCCACCATATTGTGCCTCTAGTTGAGGCAGTGCATCCATGATACCAGAAAACCGGACTTCATCCTTCTTGATACCACCGGAATTGAGAATACCTATAATTTGAGCAGCGCTTGCCTTGTTTGGCATCTTGCCCATTAGGGTATTGCGGAGTTGGGAGTAGAATGGTTCAACCTCCGGATTCACACGGGGGATCTCCGCATTCGGCATGAAGTTCTCCTTGATCTTGCGGTAGTCGATGGGGAGTTTTTGAGCATTGGAGATGGCAAAGTCATTCACACGATCCATGCGCATTCCCATGATGACTCGATCAATGGAATCCTGTCCCCTGCGGGTCTTGCTAACCGACCTGTCGATGTTTGACCCCTTTGTGGACTCATCAAAGAGGTTGAAGATGTCGTTGATGCGATTCTTCTTGAGGAGTGCCATCTCCGGATCCACATCAAGACCCACCTCACCCTTCTCACCCCTCTTGTGGTTCTCAAGGACATGAACGATGTCTTCCCAAAGTTTGGAAGTATCTCCACCCCACAGATTGAGTCGATTCCTACTGGGTTTTGCCCACTCGTTGATCTTGTCAAACATGCGACTCACCGAAATCGTGGTGGCAAGGAAGTTCCCGTCCTTGGTAATCCGGAATCCAAACGGCACGACATCACGAATCTTGGGGGCTAGTGCCTTGTACTTACCAGCCTTCATTGCGGCCTGGTATTCGGCAATTATGCGAGTTCCATCCTTGCGGAGGGCAACCTCGTTGAATGCGGCAATCTTTCTCTTCAACTCCGTGGGAACGATTTCGTTTGGAAGTTCAAGGACTGCCTGTAGTTGTGATGGGCTTAATATCCCAACATATTCATCGTCTCCAATGTGACGAACCCTGTTTGGAGACCCATCCTCAACGGCATTTGCGATAGCATCTCTAAGGACTTGACCGCGCTTCCTCGCTCTAGCTTGGATCTCACGGTTGGATAGAATCTTGGGGGTTCCGTCCGGGTTCCTAGCAATCCTTTGATCTACAGAAATTCTTGTGTTGTCCGGAAGGTTTGCGGCCGCAATCTCCGGAGCAATTTGCATCTGGTTGCCATTCTCATCCACTAGCATCCCACCCTCAATTCGGTATTGACCAACTAGAGAGTTGAGTGCTGCCGACTTGGGTACAACAATCTCATTAACGGTCTTTCCATCCTCATCCTTGATGGTAAGAACTTGCTCCTTCTGCCACAGATCAAGACCGCGGTATTTGTTTTGGAGGATCCTGCTAGAGAGAAGTTCCGGAACGGAGATCGTAACTTCCGGACCCATTGCGGAGGTAACTTGGGACAAGGAACCATTGTAATCCCTTAATTTCCTCTGAAATTGACGAGTAAATGCAAGTGCCTCGGCGGAAATTGAACCACCCAAAACGCTTGAAATCCTCCCTTGGTCATCCAAGAACACTCCCTTTGCATTGAGTGCCTCTCGGAGTCTTCCAATCAAAGTGTTTTTATTGGAGGTTGCAACCCAATCAACAAACGCTTGACCTGGTGAATCGAGGTCTGCTCGGAGATTTGAGGTGTCGGAAGATAGTCCAGCAGCCTCGGATAGAATTTCCTCCTTGATGTAGTCCCTAAACTGCTCCTCTGTTGCGAATCCTGCCTTCCACTTATCCCCGCCGAGCAGGGAAGCATAGTAGTCTCCCATCCTATCGATTGTGGCATTGTCATAAATCCCCTTGGAGACTTCCGTGATGGTTCCATCCGGATTCATTATCTTTTTACCAAACAAATACTCCTCAAGCGGACCCATCATGCCCCTCACCTCCTTGAAGGTTCTCATCGCATGATTCACTTCATGAATAAGGGTGTTATGGAGGTTGTTACCAAGTTGACTCTTTACCAAGTCGGAGTTGATTACAACAGAAGGTGCTTTTACATTGGCAGGACGAAGGTGTTGGGGACTATCGGAATATGTTCCCTCCGACATGGCAAAACCACGCTGCCCCATCGCTTGCTGATAGAATGAGTTGAATTGGTTTACCGTCTCCTGTGCTTGGTTCAACCTCTGTTGATCTTGGTCACTTAAATTGGATGCCCCAGCAAGGGATTGGAGGGCATATTCAGCATTTGTAAGTGTGGAACCCCACTTGTCACGTAGGTGTTGGAGCATCTCAACCGGAGACAACAACTTTATTTCGATGTTGTTGAGTCCTGCCGCTTCCCCGGTAGTCTTTGCCTGCTCAAAGGCATCGGCTAGAGTTAGATCAATTCTGCGTTGGTACTCCCTCATCGCCTCTGGGGACATCTTTGAAACAAAGTCACGGTCTCCCTTCACCTTGTTGATTTCGGCATTGATCCCGGCAACAACATCATCTTCACCCCTGTTTTTTGCTAGATCCGCTTGGATCTCTAGGTTCTGGATGTGACCATCAAAAGCCCCAATAACAGAGTTAAGATTACCAAACTCGTTGGCCCTGCTAATGATGTCCGGAGAAGCAGTTTTGCGGAACCTCTCAATGTCGGCATCCTCATCCGCGCGGCGTGATGCCATGTCGTCCGCCAAAAATGCATCAATCTTTCCCTTTAGGGAAACCCTTGGATCAATTGCGGTGATTGCCTTCTCACCAAGTCTAGCACTACCAATTGCTCCAACCATTGCTCCGGTTCCTGCAACCTGTCCAAGCGTTTCGGCATTCTCAATGTCTGGCAAACCAAGTGCTGTTCCAATGGCAACACCACTTGTTCCGTGGCGGGCAACAGATTCAAGTTGCCTAAAGACCCAATCCGCTGTTCTAGCGGCATTCCTGCGCCTTGAAGTAAAGGCTGGCTTGAGGGGGCCTTTCTCAATGCCCTCCGCGGCGGCCTTTTCCGCTGCTCTTTGTGCCGCTGCTTGTGCCTTTTCGGTGCCAGGACCAAAGACAGTGCGCATGAAGTCACCGGATCGTGGATCCTGCCCAGCCCTCTCAATGATTCCAGTCCTGGAACGGAGTCCGGTTTCGTCGATCTGACGACCGATGTCTCGAGCAACCCTTCCAACCCCCTCAAGGATCATTCCTGGGCGCCGAGTCGCGGCAACGACAGGTTCCGCAAGTTTCGTGATGAAACTATCCTCTGACCCCACCAAGAAATCGCTAAGTTTCCTTGCTGCCTTTTGAGTTACTTCCCCGGTTCCACGAACCACGGCACCAAGACCCTCAATTGGGTTGAGACCAGCGATGGTTGGTTTGGTGAGTCCTTTGAGTCCGAGTTCAATTGACTTGTCGAAAACCTTTGAGGATGCACCGGCAAGCGGACCGGCAAGCATGAAGGTTGGGTCTAATGGACTTAATAGATTTCCAATTAGAGCAACATTTTCGCTAGGGATGATTGATTTTTCTTTTAATTGTTGGGCTAGATCCCTTGAGAATTGTTGCCCAGGAACTCCCAACAATTCACCTAGTTTCTCGCCAGCGGTTGTTTCCGCAAGATTTGCAAGAGCAGCGGAAGTTCTTTCCGGAAACTGCTTGTAGTCTTCTTGCTCCATCTGACGCATTTGCTCACGAGCAATAGATTGCTGGAATGACTCTTCTTTTGTTTGCGGTTTTAGGTCTGTTACACCAACACCAGCAAGTCTTTCCGAAACCAACTTGCTTGCTAGACCAGTAAGACCTCCTGCCTTGAGGGTCTCAAAAGCAAACTTTCCAGTAGGGGTCTCTTGAAGGATGTCTGTTGGGGCCGTCCCAAACATTGAACCCCTAACTGCTGCATTGATTACTTCCTCACCGGCTTGTATTGCTCCAGAAGCAGCAGACCTAGCCTCAAAGATCCCTTTCTTTGTTGCTTCCTCAAAATCCTTTTGCCTTTGTTCCGGTGTCTTTCCAGAGATGTAATTGACAGCAACATCCGGAAGGGAAAAGTCTAGATACTTTAGTGCTGCTTGCTTTTCTAGTTCCTTCCCAGCACTCGCAAGTTCCTTTGCTCCCTCAAAAACCTTTGTACCCATTTCACCAAGACTAGAAACAAACCCTTTAGCGACTGCACCGGCTTGCTCAAGCATTGGACGAGAACGATCTGCCTCAAAAATAGTCTTTTCCTGCTCCATTGAGAGGGGTTGACCGCCAGCCTTTCTCCTTTTTAAAGACTCCGGATCGGTGTCGTACTTGCTCTCAAGTTCGTTGAGGAAAGACTTGGGTTGCTCCACGGGAGCATTCTTGTACTTGCTTTCTAACTCCCCAAGGAATCCTGTAGTTGGTTCACTTGGTTTTACCGCATCTTCCTCCTTTGGAGTTTCTTGAGAATGCTTCTTTTCAAGTTCGTCAAGGAAGCCCATAGGTTATTTCTTATTTTGTAGGAGGTATAGTTCTTCGGCCCGCTTTTTCTTTGCAATAACGTCCGGAGAGTTTTTATCTTTAGCTGAATCAATATCCCTAATCAAGGAATCTAATTCATTTTTTTCTTTATTTTGTGTTTCTTGGAAACCACCAACATTGTACCCGGCTTTTTCCCAAATCCCCAAGTTTGCTTTTTTGGTGCCTTTTAATTTTGTTCTAAGGTCTTGCATGATTTGTTTTGCAACAGCGGGGTCTGTCCTCATGTTTGGGATCAATTTTTTATATCTCTCAACATCCTTGTCGGTTAGCACGCCAACTTCTCCAAAGACACCCCTTGCAAGTCCCGGTACAAGGCTATTCACCATGTTCTCGACGGATTGGGCAACGACATCATATGGATTCATTCCCCTAGCGTATCCAACAACGGGACCGGTAGATGATCCAACACTCTTTAATTTTTCTTCAATGCTATCAAGAGTAGTATTAGCCCCCTCAATGTTGGTGAGTATTTTTAATTGATCTTGAAGTAGTGGGGCGGATGCTTTCCCTTCTTTTTCAGGCCCAAAAGTATAACTTGCTTCTCCTTTTGCATTTACGGAAACGCCAGTGGGTTTAAAGTCTTGTGGAATTTGAAGATTTGCAAGACTTCCTGTTGCTTCTTTTTTTGTTTCAGAAACATACGACCCCGGTATGAGTTTCTTTGCGGCCCTGTCGTAGTATGAATATCCTATGACGTTTCCAGAGGGATCGGTAACTGGGAATGAAACAATCGGACTAGATGCCCTTGGTGTGGCAGCAGGTTTTGCTTCTCTATACGTTCCGTATGTTGGGAAGGATGCCGTTTGAAGTTCTGCCTTTGGGTAGAGTTCCCTAGTGTCTAGAGTCTCAACTTCGGAAAGTGTCCTTGGAACTCCACCTTGGAGTGAGTATGGAAGAGACGGGGTCGGCGCTGTCGGTGGCAATCCTTCCACGGAGGCAGTTTTATACTGATCCGGAAGCAAGGACAGATCTCTTAAAGCAGCGAATCGTTGATCCTCTTGGGTTGGTGTAGCACCTAGCGGCATGCCATCAAACGAGACTCCACCACTCTCTGGTGGGGGTGTCATTATATCCAATTGTTGTGGTTGGAAAAAAATAGGTTTCTCTTGCCCTTCAATCCCGTCTGTAACTGCTTCAACACGATCACTAGTCTCCTTTGGCATCCATTCACTATAATCAGCGCCGCCACCTGCCTGTTGTTTTTGCCTAGCAAGATCGAGGTGACCTTGGGATACCCCAATTTGTGCTGCCTGCATTGCTAGAGACTGTTGATGACGCAGCTCAGCACTTGCTTCCTTCCTTGCAGCACTCTCTTCGGATGCCGCCATCTTTGCTTTCTCTAGAGCATACTTTCTCAACTCTTTCTTCTCGTCTTGGGCAGATTTGTAGGCAACTTCAATGCCTTTGCCAATTGTTGAAAGAACGTCACCAATGCTTCCGGTTGGTTGTATATTCGCAGGTTTCCATGCAACACCACGAAAGTCTGGTGCGTATGGAGCAAGGTTGGCCAGAGAAGGAACAACAACTTGTTCCTGGGGTGCCGCTAATCCAAAACCGGAAGTATCAAATGCCATTTTCGGAAGGGATTAGGATCCCCCGAAAGTGATCCCCGCCATTGAAGGCATGGTGAATTGATTCGCTAGTGAGCCAGTCTGGTTGATTGGATTCATTTGCCCCGCTGTTGTATCGGCAGGATTCATTGCGGCACCAGCCCCGGGGTTATTTGCCGCGGTATTGGGAAGGGCACTAGAAGATGCCCCAAGGTTGGAAAGAGCCTGTTGCTTTGCGTTGGCAAGGTTGAAACCACCACCAGTTGCGGCATTTCCCGCGCCTTGAGCTGCCGTCGATGCTGCGGAAGTAGCAGCGGCATCACGAACCTGTTGGAGTTGGTTTTGCTGACCCATGTATTGACCGATTGCTTGCGAGGAGGCATTTTCCATCTGTTGATTCGCTTGCTTCTGTGCAGCAATAGCAGCACGACGCTGGGCGGCACGAGCCTCGGCAGCAGCGGCTGCTTGTTGGCGTTGCATTTCAGCAATTATCATTGCTGAGTTGTCTTGTTGGTATCCGCCTCCTCCTGATCCACCCATGGTATTTAATTGGTTAGGGGTTAGTTGTTAAAGTTGTGACAATTTGTAGGACAAATAATGGAATACATCAACATATAAATTTTAAGAAAAGTATCCAGTCGCCCCACCAGCAAGTCCACCAATTGCTGTCCCCCAACCCGGGGCAACCATTGTTCCCATGGCGGCACCACTAGCAGCTCCGGAAGCGGCATTACCCCATTGGTTTTTTGATGCTACTTGACCTAGTGAAAGTCGGTTTGCTTGATCCGTTTGAAGTGCTTGACCAAGGTTGCTGTAGAGTGAGTTTTGACCTTGCTCAAGACTCTGTTGAAGTCCACCGGCCCCACTCAAAATGTTCTGCATAAAGGCATTTGATATGTCAGCAGCACGAGCATTCTCTTGTCCTGGTAGAGACGCTACGGCCCCTGGGTCAAGTCCTACCTTGGGTCCAGGGTTGGCAGCACTCCAATTTTGACCAACTCCAGCAAGTTTCTGTTGGAGTTCAAGCCCCTGCAAGGTGTTGGCATCGAACAAACCACTTCCGTAGATGGTACTACGAGGATCGAACCCTGTTCCATACATTCCGGGGAGGGTTCTTTGTGTGAACATCTGATTGGCAAGTGCTCTCTGTCCCTCCGGACTTACCATTTGCGCCACCCTCTTGCGGGTATCTTCGGCAATTTGGAAGCCCTCCGGATCCAATGCCTTCTGCATGGCCTGCTGGTTTCTAAAATTGAGTTCCGCGGTATCCTTGGCAATGTTGTATGCCCCCCTTTGGCCCCAAACATCAGTAGTTGCTACTGCTGGTTTGAGTTGGGACATGTACTTGAGCAAATCTGCTCTGTTCCTCATGTTTTCAGCCTGAGTCGCACTCTGTGCTGAAAGCATTGCATACATTGGCTCGCTACTAGGAGCTTGAACTTGTGGTGATCCGCCCATGATTATGCAGGGATGTAGAGCTCACGCTCAATGCGTTTGAGTCCGAGTTTTTCCATGATGGATTGAGGGAAATTAGCACGACCGGAACACTCTGGTGTGGGAACACCAACATATCCGGAATTGCCAGAAAACTGCAAATGCGCGCGCCAATCGGACAAGACTTGGATCACATCACTTGCCTTGGTTAGTGCTGGATGAAACGCAGGATACATGGTTGGAATGAAAACGTGGTCTGAATAACCAAAACATATATCATTTCTATAGAATGCGTAAACATTTATTTGTGGATGTGCGACAATTTCATGATCAAATGATTTCGCAAATAATTGTAGTTTTTGAAACTCCTCGGTTCCATAGGGAACTAGTTTGTAGGTTATCTTTGGTCTCATAAATTAGAAAATTGTGATGCTTCCTGTAGCGGGATATGTATCAAGACCACAAGTAGCATCTCCAGATATGCTAAAAGTTGCTGGCAACGAAATGGGCAAGGATGTCGTGTTGGCCGTTAAATAAACATCACACCCACCATCAAGAAATGCGACACCTATTTCAAGATTGCATGCTCCAACTCCACCAATTCTAGTGAGGTCTAAAGTTATAATGGGATCGGGGAAGGAACCACCTTGTGCAGAACAATCCCCAAGGTCAAATGGTATTACAATTCCATCTGAATAACTACCACCACTCCAAGTTGCGGAAAATGATGCGTTAATTTGAGTCGCAGAACTTTCTAAATTTAGAATTTGCTTTATTGTTCCACAACCAGAACAAGCAATTGGGGGTATTGGTGGGGTGTTAAATGTGGTGATAACTACATCTCCAACGCCGGTGCCACTACTTCCATTGTCCCATCCACTTCCACCTCCAGATCCACCCCCACCACCTCCAGATCCACCACCACCACCTCCAGATCCACCCCCACCACCTCCGGATCCATTTCCGCTTCCTCTACCCCCTCCGCCAATGCTACGACCGTTGTTAAATGCAGCATTTGCAATTATCTCTCCCCTCAAGATCGAGTCTCCACACACCACACATTCCAAACATCCACTAGCGGGACTACTTAATGGAACAGAAGAATATAGAGGCAAAACACCATCATTACCAAATGGACTAACGAACTTGTTTGGGAAGTTCGTTATCGTTTGCGTTGCGTTCTGGATGGTAGGCATAGTGTTAACAAGGGTTTTGATTTCTAAACTTGTTTGCTGCTGCGCTTGCCGCTTGTGCTGCTAGTGTAGTTGCTTTCTGCTTTGCATCTGCCAAAGAAACAAAAGACTCCGCACTAGCGGTTGCGGTGGCGGATACCCCAAGTGTTGGACTTCCCGCAGGGCAATTTAGTGTGATTGTTTGACTCTCGGTAGCAAACCAAGATTGCTGATTTAAACTTGGTTGCTCATATGGTGTAGGCAAGAGTTCGACCGTGTTGCTTGATCCGTCCTCATGAACAACACAAGATTTCAACTCATCTCTTTGGGGTCTTCCAACGGAAATCTCTTGCCATGGATCCATGAACATACGAGCCGCTTCTACACCTAGTTCACCACACCATTCGATAAGAAAACTAAATGCCTTGTCCACATCCAACGAGTCCTTTGATTCGCAGGAATTTGTTAGTGGTCTCTGTACCGATTCAGTAATCACCCTACGGTATTGGTTTCTTAGGATACCATAGTTGTAGATCTCATCCGCAAGGGGTGTGTTTTCAAACTGGTAATCACTTGTGACAGCAAGGAGTCGAGTGTTGAGGATCTGTTCATATGTTCCCTTTCCCCCTCTGTAGGAAACTCGTAGATCCACAGTTCCTCCAATTTGAGTACAATCCAACTCACCGTACTTTATCTGCTTTAGTTCCATGCCATCACCTAGCAATGCGGTCTCTGCTTGGCAATAAATGCGATTATATTTTGTGGTGGCAGTGCCATCCGGATTTAGTTGCAGATAACTATCAATCCGTTCTGGCAAGAAGGATTCCCACAAGTGATTGAACGAACCATCATTGGTGGAAACATAGTCAACCGAAAGATGGAACAACCTCTGTTGATTCTGAACTGTCCCAGGTAACCATTCGATTGGTCTAGTACCAGTCCACACCCCATTCCATGCAGGGGTTGTTTTTGATTGGTTCAATTCACTGGCAACTGCGTAATCGAGAACCATGGTTGCACTTGGCAATGGTTCCAAATATGGAACGGAGCAAAGGAAATAATTCTCAAATGATGTAGCACAAATCCCGGTAGTATTTGCTGGCATCAACCTCTTGATTCTTGCCATTTCAACATCCTTAAAAAGGACTTGTGAGGTCAAGTATGCACTTGATGCCACGTTTGCATTTACCAAACCACCTTTTGAATACCACCACATGAGACCGGCCTGAAATGCAACTGACTTCCCTGCTACACACCCAACGGTTGGATACAGAGTATTCTGGAAGTTTGCCGTCGTGATCCATTGAGACCTGTCTAGAACACCACTTGCAAGGGAGTAGGTTGATCTGTCGGTGAAAACAATGAGTCGAGTGTCGTTGTTCTGACCCACATAATCCACAAGCGCTGTTACTGTCCTTGGGAATGAAAAGTCACCCCTTCCCGCCCCCTCTGTCCTCTCAACCCAACTAAATGGATTGCCGAGGTCGGATGCCAAAACGATGTTTCTAGCGGCAACCCAAAGTCGATTTCCGGAATATGCCATCCAATACCCAATTGGGATGTTGCTGTCTTGCGCCCCGGTTGTATTGCTTCCGTCCCAATACCCAGGAGAGTTTATGCCGTCTTGGATGATGACTACCCTGTTGGAGGGGGTCACGGTCACATCTCCACCGGAACTCAAGGTGGATGTTTGGGTTGCGACGGTAAAGACAAACTCACTGACCGAGGGGTCTAGTGAGATCCCGGTAAGTTTGTACTCATCCCAATCCCTTGGTTGCTCTAGGGGGAAGGGAGCAAAGTATACCGACCCACCGACGGCAAACAAAATATATGGCAACTCACTCTCAAATGACTGGGTTCCATCGTAGTTGTAGATTGTCTCTTGAGTTGTGGTTGTGCCACCGGAGGTGGTGTTGACTTGCGCTGCTTTAAATTGCTTGTTTGAAGCAAAGAAGCACCCGCCTTGGAGGTTTCCTGGGGGCAATGAAAGTTTCATGCCTTGACCGGGACGAGTTTGCGCCAAACCACCACGAACGGTGATGTTTACTCCCCACTTGAGTTGGTCGGCAGGAAGATTCCAAGGGTTGCGGACGCTATTGACACCACCAACCCATCCAGTAGTGACCCTTTCAACCCTTCCAGCAGTTACATTGGGTGACTTCATGGGAGGTTAAAACATTACTGGATCTGTGCCATCCCCATAAGTCAAATTATTGATTTGTGGGGGGTTAAAGGCATGACCTTCCATGCTGTTCTGTTGGTTCTTCAAGTAGTTTAGGGCCATGCCCCAATACCTTTGCGCCTGCTCCAAGAAATCTTTGTCCTCAAGATCAACGGCATGCACCGCGGCAATGATTGCCCTCTCTTGCTCCACCGGAATGTAGTCGTACAGACTATTAATCTTGGGGGCGCGGACACGATAGATGATTCTAGCCCAAGCACAAGGTTTCCCAATACGAACCCTGCGATACATGGGGTTCACTTCGTCCGGATGGTATTGTCCGATTAGTGCCATGTCATTGCTGCGGCCGTAGTCATATGCATATAGGCTCACATAACCCTCTGTTTTGGGTTTTTCAACATGATACACTGCCTTCACAAGGGTGAGATCCTTGACGGCGTCTAGAAAGAAAGTACTAGAAGTGGTATCCCCTACGTTCTGGTAGGAAATTCTACCACTTGTGCTATTTGTGTTTTGGGAATGGGAAAGGGTGTCGTACAGTTCGATCTCCGTTTTACTTATGAAACGCGTGAAATATGGAGTCCCAGCGGTTAAGGCAGTGGGAAGGGTGTCGTCACTATTTGCTCGAGGTATGACTTCCGTTCCAGTGTCAAAAAAGACATTTGCAAAAGTAATTTTAGTTGAGGGAGAAACTGTGAAGTCTCGGACAATATTCAATGCCAACCTTCCAATACCAAGAGTAGTAAAGGTAACTTGAACATTATTTAAAAATACCTCTAGGTTTGACTCAACTATTCTAACTGTGTAGTCGGTTCCAGCAACTAGGGGGGATGGCAATGTGCCTGTAGAAGTGAATCTAACAATTTCATCATTCGATAGGTATTGGATGTTGGGGACAGCGAGTTGGTTGTTGTATGGAACTGCAGTTACAACATCCTCAATCGCATAGTATGTTTGACCAACACCAAGTGCCAAGACTTGAATCAATCCGGTTGTTCCGGACCCTTGAGCGTTCACTAGACTATTAAAAATTTGTGCCGTTGTGTCTGTGCTCCTCCTTATATAATAAGGTGTGACCGAATCGATTGCGGGGGAAGTAGTCGGCAAGAGATAGTCGGATGCAAAGTAAATTTCAGTTCCTGTAGGAGTTGCCGAAAAATCACCCGTCCATACATCCGTAAAATCAACGGCAAAAGAACGAGCTATGACAACATAGAAAGTACCTGAGCCAAGGGAGGTAATGTTTACTGGCGTGAAATCGTTCTCAACAACGGTGAATCCTGTTGATGACAATGGCGCTTCCGCGCGGTACGACCTTCCGGAAATAAGAGGGGCTGGCATTACACCAGTACTTGCGAACTCCACAAATGCGCCAGTTGATGGGATGAGAGTAACAGTTGGAGCAGAGGAATACCCGGTTCCTTGTGAAACAACATTGATTGCCGTCACAATCCCCCCCTCTACGACTGTGGTTGCTGATGCTCCGGTTCCCCCACCACCGGAAAGACTTACAGCAGGAGCATTAGTGTATCCACTACCACCATTTGTTATGGTATACGAGGTTACAAAACTAGTTGTAAGCGTTGATGTGGCAGCGGCATTGCTACCGACTCCTGTGATTATAACTCTAGGTGGGAATTGATACCCGGTTCCTGGGTTATCGATCACAATGTTGGTGACGGTATTTGCGCTTGTTAGAGCATGCGCAGTGCATCCGGTTCCAACCGGATCCAAAACCAAGGAGGTGACTTGACCACCACTAACAATGGCATGTGCTGCAGCACCAAATCCACCACCACTTTGAATAACGACGGTAGGAGCAGAAGTGTATCCGCTTCCCCCACTAACTTGAGTGAAGGATGTGATTTTTCCACCAGCGATGTTTGCCGTGTAGACCGCAACGGTTGTGGGGTTCCCACCAACAAATGAAACTGAAGGGGTTGAGACATATCCGGTTCCACCCGTGCTGTCAAAAGTCACGGCAGGAGGTGTTGTGTATCCGGTTCCTGCATTCGTGACATTAATATCCGAAACTATACCAACGACATTTGCAACTGCTGTTGCTCCTACTCCTGTGGCCGGTGACAAACCTACTCCGTCTGCTTGGATATTGCTAGTTCTTCCCGTGACAGCCGTGGCAGGAATCAATTTATTCAAAGAATTCTGTCCACTACCGGAAGTGGTAAAGCATATTGGATTTGTTCCGGTTTGTGCATCTTGACCTGTGGTGTGCAGAGTCACAGCCTTGGGGTCGATCACATAAACATAATAGTTTTGACCGGATACCAATGGTTCTGGGAGGTTCCCACCATTTGAGTATGCTTGAACGATGTCCCCGGTGTTATAGAAATGGGGAATCGTGAATGTGAGTTTGGTAATCGCAGCAATGTTTTTCCTTAAAAAAGCACTAAAAGATCCTGCTGTTCCGGTAAGGTAAATTGGATTTTTATTTGCTTGAGCATCCGCAAGAGTTGAAAAAATCTGCAGGTTGGTAGAGTCCAAAGCATTTGCAAAATATGTTGCCCCACTAACCAAAGGAGTTGGAAGCACGGCACCACTAAAGGAGATCTCATTGCCAACATTCAATGAAATGGAGGGAGTGCTACTTAGTTCGATGCTAGATATGACATTGGCACTCCTAGAGTCAGTTAGTCTTAAAGTTCCGGAACCAACAATACTAGACAATGAAATCGGATACTGACCACTTTGAGCATAAAGTGGGTCGTTATAAAGTTGTATGGTGGTGGGATTAACAACTCCAACAAAGTATTGGTTTGAGTCTGTAATCCCGGTTGGGGTTGTTCCACTAACTGTGGATAGAATCATCCCTTGACCGGAATCCAATTGGTGAGGAGTTGCGGAGGTGAACTCATTGATTGGGGAGACAGCGACCTCCCTAGTGGCAATAGTGTTGCCATCCGGGGCAATACTACCCATTGCAAAGTCACTAATACTATGGATTGGGATCGTGAGTCCATCCAACCCAAGTCCATTTTCTGTTTGAGATCGCAAATCGCGATTCCATTGATCTGTTCCAATTATGCGAATAGTCCCGCCGACATCCGCATCACTTTCGGCAACAGCAATAACTTGAGATGGTTGCCGAATGTCCATTTGGGTAGCGACAACACCTCGATCATCCCAGGCCCAATCGACGGTATTGTATACACCACCCTTGTTGACATGGTATTGGAACAGTCTTCCCCTAAAATAGGTAGGAGAACCATCAACGTTGATGGCTAGAGGGACTTCTACATCCCTCGGCAAGGTTACGGTCACGCCATCCCAACCCGTGCAAACATCAACTTCACGGTTAGTGTGGAACCAATGCCCACTTTCCATGAGTGCTTGAACGGCTTGCGTGAGTTTCCGGAATACCTTGGCTTGGTCAATAGTTCCAAGAATCTCAGCCGCCTCATCAAAAATTTCTGAGACGAACATAGTTTTTTAGTTTTTAGCGACCGCGGTTGCTTAGTTCTTGAGCGAAATTTGCAAGATCCTGCTCATCCGCAGATGCCATATCGGCCGGCGGCATTTCTGTTCCTGCTTCTTCCGGTGCAGGAACCTCTTGAGATGCCATTGCCTCTGCATTTACCTTGCCGGCCGCTTGATCAAGCGCCCCTGCGAGTTGAATCACGAGTTGATGGATGGCATCGAATGCTTCCTTGGGAAGTTGCACCATGACGGAACCACCATCAGTGGGAGCTCCAATATCGGTTGGAGGCATCATATCGGTCGGTTCACTCATGGGAGCTGGTTTAGGGAGGGATTCTCCCGTGGGAGGCATGGAGGTGTCAGTAGGCATGGGATTAATCGTCGTCGTTTGAGTTTTCTTCAGACGCTGCTTCTAGTCCCTTCTCGATGGCGTCCTCATCGTCAGGTTCGACCTCCTTGGTCTCATAAGTTTCGGAATCACCGGATGGTTTAAGTCCATGAATCTCAAGTTCAATGCAGTAGTTGGTTGAAGTCTCCCCCTGGCGATCAACTTTTTCTGTCCGTTCCATGACTTTTTTGAAATGGATAATTGCCGTGCCTTCTTTGGGGAGGTTTTTCAAACCCTCTGGTGCATGGGAAAAATAAAGTGAGGGATAGTGGACTTTGTCCTCCATTTCCTCTTGCTTGTAGGATTCCATCGATGACTTCTCACCGAGATCGTGAAAACCATCCGGAAGTGTGACTTTAGTTGAGTATGGCATGATATTTAAAGGTTAACGGACTCTGCGGGCACGGATTGTTCCTCTTCCTGTAATTGAGCTCAATCCTCCATTAGCAAACCCAATCAAATAAACAATTGTGCTTGTTGATAGTGATAGACGAACTTCCGGTGAGGCAAAGATTTGAGTTTGAGTCGCCGCATTTCCAGCATGAACAACAAATTGAGAATAGGTGTCTAGTGCTCCAAGGGTTGCGGATGTCGTGGTAATGCCACCCTGCAATGTAAAGGTAGTACTGTTCGTTGTCGTGTAGGTAAGGTTTACATTGCCTGAAACATCCCAATCACCAGCGGATAGTGTGATTGAAGTGATGTTTGTCACAACATTCTGGGTCAAAGAAGTTCCAGCGGTGTTTTGACTAAGAATGTATTCGCCAACATATCCTGCAGTGGCAGAGTCATTGGTGTTCGTCCCTATGTGATCAATAGTCCATGCCGGGGAACCCGCGTTTTGGGTTAGAAGTCTACCAGTGGCCCCAGCGGCAAGGTATCCGGTTGCTCCAGCTGCCGTCTGATAGGGAATGGATCCCGTGGCTCCAGCTGAAAGGTTGGTTGCGGATGATGCATTTCCAGTGACTGTTCCAGTCAAATTGCCAATCACGTTTCCAGTGACGCTTCCAGTAACGTTACCAACAACATTTCCAGTAAATTGCGTGGCAGAAATAGTCCCAGCGGCAAAGTTGCCACTACTATCACGAAGAACAATCGTACTAGCGCTATTTAAAGCGGTTGCCGTGGTATTGGCGTTTGGAATAACACCAGCAATTTGAGTGGAGGGAAGAGTCACACCAGCTACAAAAGTCCCAGCACCAATGTTTGAGGCAACGATTCCGGTGGGGTTATTGATTACTGGCGCGGTAAGAGTCTTGTTGGTGAGGGTTTGGACACCATTTAATGTGACTTCAGGTGGGAAGGTTGAATTGAATGCACGGATTGCATAGCAAAGGAGTCCCTCACCTTCTTCTCTAGGCAACCAACTAATCTCCGCGGGAGAAGTAACCGGATCGCAAGGGATGTTCCAAACGATACGGCCGTTGACTACGGTCTTTGTGATTGCGGGGGATGTTCCGTAGAGTGCGTTGACCAGGTTGTCGATCAACGAAGGAACCGACTCGTGGGAAATGTTGGGGTACGGAATGTCTTGACGGCAAGCGTGACCATACGTGTCACCATTATAGGAGGAATTACAATCGCAGCTCATGAGTTAAGAAAGTAGGGTGCGTAGGACAAGGTGTAAAGATGAAAATGACTTAATGTAGAAGATTTTCCAACACTTTTATCATGGCCTCATCAATCAAATCTCCACAATCATGGACTGCACCCTCCTCCAAATCCGGGCAGCGGGCATGAATGATTTCATGAGAGATACAATTGAGGAGGGATCCCTTTGCCTTCCTGCGAACTACAATCCTCCGATCCTCATAGATGCAAACGGCATCATCGAGGACGCCATTGGTGCTCCCTGGGTTACCAAACTCTATAGTCCAGGTCTTTCCGGCAATTTGCAGACTGACTTTTTTCTTTTTGGGCATGGGATTAGTCCCTCATGTATCATTGTGTGACAATTTGAGCAAACCAAAACACATTTTTTTGCCTCCTCTAGTAGGTTTTTCATACTAGAGTGCCTTCTAGTGGAGATTGAAAATGACTTTTTAGAGGCATCAACATGATGGAAGTGCAACGCTCCCATGCACTTATCGAAACCACAAGATTCGCACTTCCCTCCCCTAATTTCTTTTATAAGAGCACTGTTTGTTTTCCTTTTTTTACTCCTATATTCCTTCTTTTTCTTTGCCGAGGTGTTGTTTACATAAACAGCAACGGTTGCCTTTGAACACTTTAACTTTTCACTTATTTTATCGTAACTAAAACCCCTTTCTTTAAGGGCAAGAATTTTTTGTTTTAGGGTAAGTTTCGGCATGAGTTAATCTTCTGTTTTTTCATACCCTTGATTAACTTCATCAAGGTTTTCGCATGCCCACTTCTCTATTTGCCCTTTTAAAGCGAATTGGTTGCCATTTAGCACTTCTGCTCGGTAAGTCTCACCATCCTCCACCCAATTCACAAACACTGCCACATTGGCATTGTCTAAAAATTCAGTAATGAAGGTGATTGCCCTAGAAATTACCTCAACATATTTTTCTTGTTTTTGAGGCATGGTATTTAGACCTCTAGACGATTGTTTTTCCGGAGGCTACTCTCTCCCTCAATTGAGTGAGTGTGTATGGAACCCGGTATTGGACATGGGGCTCGTCTAGAATCGATTTCCAATTGCCTCCCCACTCCAAGGAAGGGAACTTCTCAACGATTTTACCGATATGAGAATAGAATGGACTTTCCCCAAGGTATTTCCCGTTGGCAAATAAACCCAGATCGAGTGCCAGGCCGAAATTGTGATTGCTTTGTCCACCCTTGGCATTCGTCACTTTTGGCCCTGGTGTTGTTCTCCCTTTTGAGTACAAAGCATCCTGTTCCGCCCAAGTACGGTTACCGGAAATCACTTTAACTTCTATTCCCTTTTCTTGAAAATATTTTTTACACTCAATCAAGAAGTCCCTCATCACTGGTTGCACTTTCGGCAACAGTGTCGCAATGTTTTTCTCTGAGCGCTCGTCAATCATGAGGTCTTTTCGGCAAATCTTTGCACAAACTTAGTTGTAGCAACAGCGCCAATTGCGACTTCCAACAAACGAGAAAGATCCGGGGGAATGTCTTCTCCGGTAATGAACCAACGTGCAACAACGGCAACCAAAAGACCTAGTACAAGGAAGAAACCAATGCGAGTTGCCGAAGCACTTCCATCCGGAGCATTGATGACATTACGAAGGAAACTCTTCATACCAATAATTTCCAACTAGTTTTGATGCCCACATAAACCACTACACATAAAATGCCAGAAATTGAAATCAAACGCCAAGTCCACAACTCTTTAAGGGCTTTGATTTGTTTCTCATGCCAGTAAGCGGCATCGTTCTGTGCCTTTGCAAGATCCTTGGATTGCTGATCAACTTGCGCTTGGTAAGTGTTTACTGCGGAGATTACGTCTTTAATCGCCGCACTTCCTGCGGAGTTTGTAATATGCGGCTTGAGCTTCTCAATGCTGGTCTTAACTCCAACTACTGATGGCGCAGTATATTGAGCCTTTTCTTTGGAAGCACACCCTAAAGTCGTAAGGCTAAATGCTAAAGTCGTAAGGGCAAACGCTAAAGTCGTATGCTTCATTTCTTGAATGATTTCAACGCCCCGATTCCTGAAAAGATTGCTATGATTGCGCCGACAAAAGAAACAATCAATGTCATGTTTTGGAGCCACACATGGGTAGTGTTAAAGAATGAAATAATCAAGGTTAGCAAAGACACAATTGCGCTGGTTGAACCGACATCAGAAGCTGGAGATGGGTTATTGTCCATTTGAAATGTACTCCCATGCGGCAATGAGACCATCACGCAAATCATTGGGGAGGGTTTCGGACGAGATTGCAAATGTCCTCTGTCCCTCTTGTGCGGTTACGGAAACAGCGGCGTTGAGTGATTGTCTGAAAGTTTGGACGGCATCTGGATCAGGCTCCTCACCTTTCACCTTTTCGGTAGTATCAACCTTGCCGCCATCCTCAATAACAACTTGGGAAACGGCCTCCCCCTCGTTGACTTGAGTGCCGAGCCAAGCAAGGAGGTCGTCAGATACGGATTCAAAGGGAGTGGAGACAAGGTTTACTTGCTCGCAAGCGGCATAGATTCCCCTTGTAAAGTATCTTTTAAGTCCAGAGTTAGAGAAGATAAGTGTCATGGTAGTTTTTGGTTAGCCAGCAATGATCATTGCGTTTTGAATAATAACATTTATTTCGCTTGAAAAAACTGGAGCGTTTGAATTAACAACAACGGCATCTAGCCAGTTCAATGTATTTGGCCCAGATGTCGTAGGGCCACCAGTTAGTGAAGAGCCAACAATGGTTGGACGATTAATATCACTCCCATAAAATGCCGTAATAGTTCCTGCTCCATTAGAAACAACTCCAATTGTACCACCAAAAGAACCTGCTGGGGAGGTGGGAAAGTCAAACCAAGCACTTGTTGAATAAGTTGTTCCATTGTGACAAAATATTCTAAATTGGTCTTTAAGACATCCATCTGCACAAAAATCAATATCTGTAACTTCAATTCCAAACCCACGATTAGTCAATGCATTTGCATTTGCAACCGCAGGAACTCCACCATTTCCACCCATATATACTCTTAAATATGTGTTATTCAAAGTAGTGGGACTAGAACTAAATGTACCATTATAAGACCTATACCCTATTTTTAGCATAAACCCTAGCCTTTTTGAAAAATCAATTCCGTTGGGGAGGGTGACAAAGTTAGGATATATTGCTGTAGGCTGTCTATAAAGTGATGCTCTAGCATATGAAGAGGCGGCGGCGTTTTCTGGTATACCCACGTTTACATAATATCCATTTGTATTAACGGATACCGTCCCTCCACCAGCGGTTCCAGTAGAAGGAACTGGAAGTGGACTAAAGCACCGACCGATATTAAAAAACGGCTCGTCGTCAACCAGCGTCCGAGACATGAGCGAACTCGCAGATGCCGCAGTCTGATTCGGCGCAGTATTAGCCGTTCCGTTCAGCGTCTGATTCTGCGAAAATGTATTCGCTGTTTCTGTGAGAGATTGACGAATGATTGCCATAGTATTAGGCTCCGATTGTTACTTCTGCCACGCTTCCTGCGGCGGCAAAGATCCCACGATGCTCAAGCCCAACCTCATTGGGGTTAGCGATGTAGGTGTCTCCTGCATTTAGGAGATATGTAAAGTTGGTTGAAGAAACGGCAGTTGTTCCAAGCCCAATGCGAAGGATTGCGGGACCAACATTGTAGATGGCGAGCATTTGCCTTGGTATGCTTCCCGCAACGATTAGAGTATCAGCATTTGCCGTAAAGTCGCTACGAGTAGCTGTAGTTGCCCTTGTAATATTGACGCTACCAATCGTGTTGCTACCAGTAGGAAGAGGTGTGCTAAAAATGGTAGAACTATTACCACTCAAATTATAATTGATGGTAAGCGGCCCCGTAAATCCAATCTGAGATGAAAACCTAATGGATTTTAATCCAGAAACATCAATTATGCCTAGCGTTGCAGTTGCGGCGACAAGAGTGCTTGATTGTGTTCCACTTGGAAGTGAAGTATAATTAACAGGAGAAAAAGTTGTTGCATCAACAGATCCCGAAACTCCTACGAGACCACTCAGCGATGAGCCAGGTATTTGAAAAGCAAGCACTCCGTATCCAGTTGTATCAATAACAAGAGGAACGGAACTTGTTACATTTCCACTACCAGAGACAGATGAAAGCTTCACTCCACCAATCACGTTGCTACCAGTTGGAAGTGAGCCTGCAATTGTTACTGGGATACCTTCCGCAAGCTGCGTAAGCACAGAAGCGCGGAAATTAGCGGTTGATAGATTGGAGGTGATTTGTGGAAATTGCGGCATGGTCTTGAAAGGTTGATGTTTTTATATGCAGTTGAGGTGAGTGATGCAAGTTTTATCTTACATCACCCACCGATAACTACCTACGTATTACAGACCAGTCGTAACCGTGCTGCAGGGCAGGGCCTGACCGTCAAACGGGCAGCGCCTAAACAGAACCGCAACCACGTTCTGCGGGCGGATCGGCTGGATCGCACGCTGAATCTGGTAGATATGCTGACCGAAGTCACCATACAGGTTGCAATCGTTGTCGCGGAAGTAGGTCCACTCCAGTTCACCCATCGCAAGTTGCGGGGCGAAACGGAAGGTGCCCTCACCCACGTACTGTTCAGGGATGAGGCGCTTGAATGCCTCACCAGCGATGACGAACCCAACCTCGTAAAGTGCGTTCACCCAGGAAGGGTTGCGGCGTTGACCGAAACCATTCGTGACGGCTGAGGCAACGATGGGGTTGACAAGCACAAGGTTGCCAGAACCATCAAAACCAGTTGCACGGAGGGGTTGCTGATCGATGCCGAAGGCGAAACCGCGGTATCCCATGAACTGGTAACCGGAGATCGACTCCTCACCGAGCTTGAACGAACCAGCGGTTAGATAGAGGAGATCCTCCTTCACGTCCGCATCGTTACGGATGGCCTCAATGGCATCCACACCAAGAAGAACTTGGAAGAACTCTCCGTCCTTTGAAGCAAAGGGTTCGGCAAGCATCTCCTCGCGGAGGAAGCTACCGATACGATAGAGAGTGCCAAAGTTCAGGGGACTGTCGGGGAGACGGTTGGCAAACTTGGTGTTAATCTGCTGCATGTCACCCGTCAGGTTGGCGTTGAAAGTAGTCGTGCTAGAGCACACATACTTGATTCCGGACTGAATCAGGTACTGATAACGAATATCAGCATTGATTAGTTGGAGGATTGTCTTCTCAAGCGAAACCTGGGCCTGAAGGTAGGAACCCTTGAAGGCCGTACGGGCTTGCTTGACGCAGACACGCGGACCAGCACCACGGAGGGTGGCGAGCTGGAAGCTGTACTCGGTCGAACCAACGCGATCCGGGGTGGCTCCGATTCCACACATCTCGATGTCGGGAGTGAAGATGGGAGCAGCCAGAGAGGCATTAGGAACGGCCATTTCCTCAACGACGGAACGCACAACGTCGGAGACGTTGGGGAGAGTTCCACCATCGATGGAGTTGATATATGGGCTCTTGCGGGCAAGAACCTTTGCGATTTGACCAATGATACGGTTGGTATCTTTGGAGGCAAAGTTCTGAACTGTTGCCAATGGGATACAATCTGAAGCCATGGGGTTTTTGTTTTTGTTTCCCTCTAGTTGCCCCTACAAGTTTTTGGAGTGACAACCACAGAGTTGGACGGCAACCGCGTGCGGTTACGATCCGAAGTTTGGTTTTGTGTCACTTCCCGGCACGCTGGAAGTTTTGTTTGCGGCCTGTATTAGCGGGTCTTGTGGCTCCCGTTAAAGCCACCGTCATGCGGAGACGGCACACCGAGTTGCGTGAACTATTAATGATTTTTTTATTTAGTGTCAATAGTTTTTTTCAAAACAAATTCAATAAATGCTTCAACACCTTTTTCTCGGTCGAAAGTTTGATCAACTCGTGTTCCGATTGTGTAGTCGTAATTTGTATCCACAAGTCTGCAAATCTCAATGTGATGCTCATCGAAATTATTTAATAACCAATCCGGAAGTAGAACATGGTTTGGGGCGGGGGATCCTTTTTGCCACATGGAGAATGTGCTCTTGTGGTCCGGATTATACCGAGACGGCCAAATCATCCCCTCATAAAGTTCCCAGGACGGGATAGTCACAACCACATAACCTCCCGGTTTCAAGATCTTCATCCAAGATTTGAGCGCCTCAACTGGGTCATGCATATGCTCTAGGCATTGGGAGGCATGAACGAAATCAAAGGTGTTTTCTAGAAAATACTCATGGATCCTATTGGCATCTCCGTCTTGAACATCGAAACCAACCACGCCTTCCACTTGTATTAAGTCATCCCCAGCACCAATATCGATTCCCTTGCCTTGAAAAATTTTACTCCAAATGGAACTTTCTGCTGTACTAGTTAGTCTGCGACTCATTGCTTTGGAGGATTCTTGGCACATAGGATTAATTTTTGTTTTTGATTAGATCCTGGTACTTGTCTCGATGGAAGATGACAGCATCACCCCTAATCATGCTTCTTTCTTTTGGGAATCTATGGGGAGTAGCAACTCCATTTTTATCGTATTTCCCATAACTGTGTTGGATTAGTGGCGACCATTCAATTAAATTTGAAAGATTTCGCAACATCCACATATCCCATCCATGACCATGCAATTCTCCCCCTATGTCTTTTGGGATGATCTCAAATGCTCTTGGCCCATAGACTCCTATGCCACCGATGATGTCAAACGGGTAGTTCTTGTCGCTAGAAAGCATGAATTGCTTGCAACACAGACTGTATTTTTCCTCTATGCGGTCTAACCAACCTGCACAAAGTGGGATGGAGTCCGGTTCTAACCAGAAAAATGGTTTTCCATCCATTATTTTTGCCGCTTGATGGAATGCATAGTTGTTTCTTGCTGGATACTCTTCCGTTTCATCGATTGCTGGGATTACAAGCACTTCTGTTCCGTCCAAACGCTTGATGTGTTCAACAAGGTTGTTGACTTCCTTGTTTTGCCGTTCCGCGGCCACGATTACTGCTTTCATTTCGGTAAAGATTCAAAGTCAATGTTCCCATTGACGCAATAAACTGCTTCTGGGTATAAAATCATGCTGTTTGGAGCATGCTCATAGACTTCCTGAACCAAGGGAACCCTTAACCCAGCGGCAATCCAATATGCACTTGACTGGTTTCCAACGTACAACTTGCAGGCAGCGATTGCTTTTGCGACTTCTAGGCAATCCTTGGTTAGATGGCGGTGGATCCTACCAAATGAATGCTCAAAATCAGAATGTTCTTCGTCGGTTCCAATAAAAATCGCATCATTTCCGTATCGTTCCATGATTTTTGACCACGGAAACTTCTCATTCCTATATCGGTGAGACCGATTTATGATCACCTTGCCATTAAATCTATCATCTGGTTCAACACTTAACCAGGGGCCATCAATTTCCATATGACCAGTATGTCTATCCACGACATTTAGGTATCTGGCCTGTGAATCCATCAAGGTTATATGGTCCTGATAGCACTCCCTCCAATTGGTTGTGTCGTAATCAATTACACAATTGGGTGGGAAATTTAATTCGGAGGGTATCCCTTGACTGTCTAGCAATGGTTTTAACGAGTCGTATTTAAACCCAGTCATTGGCGCTCCCCAAGAGGCATCTGTAACAAAAATCCTAGTCGCCTCCAACTTCCGATATATTGGAATGAAGGCTATGATGTCACCAATGTGTCCTTGGTGGTGGACGGTTACTTGTCTCATGGGAGGTAGAATTTATTTTTAGGTCAATATGTTCCACGTGGAACATTAACCAGCAATCTTTTCCGCCATCTGCTGTGACTTTGTCTTCTCTTCGTCCTTGCCGGGATGAAACAAACTAGAAAAGTCCGGTGAAAAGAAGGTTTCTTTTACGATATTTGACTCAGGAACCGGAACCCCATCATTGAGTATTGATTCATTGATGAAGTTCCGGATTACCTGTTCCGCTTTATCCGCAGTCGCATAAAAAATATACGACTTTTCCCCCGCCACCAGTTGCAATGGGTGCAACACCTCGTTCTCTTCAGCTTCCTTCGGAGAAAAACCTAAATTTAAAACATCGTAGTCACTCATCCATCCTCCACCGACGGCATGCAGGGCACACCATCGAGAGAACCGTGACATAACCGGTGCAGTCATCTTTTCAACTTTGAGCATTTTCCCAACCAATTCCCTAAATAAAGGACTTGATGATGTGTGGGTCTTATTGAGCATGACGCATTCCCACCCGTTGTTTTCCCAGGATCCCTTCCAAAGGTTGGCACAAGAGAACTCCTCCCTCTGTTCAACTGATGGAATTGCCTCGTAATAAGAGTAAATTTTCTTTTGCATTAGTATGTTTTGTATCCCACATGAAACACTGGAAGTCCAATATCAACATGAGGTTGGTGACCACTTGCTAGTGCCCTCCTGCAGAATGCAACATCTTCTCCGGAGTCTTTTGTGGGGAGGAAGTAATCGAACTTGTAACTAGAATTGTTGGGGGTCTCTAGTTCCGGATGCTTTTCCCTAATGTCTTCAAACACCTTTCGGTGAACAAGCATGCATCCGGTAGCAACCCATTCGACGGGGACAACAGCGTCCTCGTATACTTTTGCTCTAGGAGCAAGTTTAAGGTCACTGCACATGATTGCACCACCCTCTTGCCGCCCAAAGTAGGCACCACCAACAAGGGTCTTGTTGCTGCCAATCAATCTGGCTAGAACATTCCTTTGCAGAACGTTATCTTGGAGGTTTCTTGCGGCCGCCACCCAATTTTTCATCCAACCCGGTCTGCCAATGCAAGGGATGATGTCATCGTCAACCATGAGCAACCATCGAGCATCCGTGTCCAAGAACTTTTGTGCCAGGACGTTTCTTGCATGGTAGATCATGGCATCCCCAATGGACATATCGAAACGGATTTTGTCCCTACCGTAGTCGAGCGCCATCGATAGAAGGGCAAAGGCAGTAACCGGGTTCGTAGTCTTGTAGCAGGGGAACCCTACCATGATGTCTCTGCCCTCAAACTCGCAACGATAGGATGGCAGTCCTTCCGGTGACCTAGACTCAATAATGGGAGTTTTAGACCCCTTCTTGATCTTTGTAGGGGTCTTTATGATCAACTTGGGAGGTGGCTCCTCAACCTTGGGTTCCTCCTCAATTTGAATTTCCTCAATTGAGGCATCAAAACTCTGCTCCTCCACAACTTCTTCCACAACGGGTTGGACCGGTTGAACGCCGCGAACTTCACCACCCATGCTTTGGGGTGGCATGATTGGGGTTCCCATGGGATTTACCGACCCCAGTGCGTTAGTTGTGACGGTGACTAGGGGGGTTACGATTGGGTCTGGCATATACTAGAAACCACTTGCCTCGTCGAGACCAAGATCAATTGCATCCGAGGCACTCATCTTGATGCGGTCGGAAACACTGCTGGTTGTTTTGGCGTTTGATGGGGTTGGGTTTGCCTTTGGCATGCGCCCGGCATTCTTGAGTGCTGTCAACTCCTTGGAGAGTGCATCAACCTTGCTTTGTAGTGCGGCACGGGTCTCCTGCTCATGGCGTAATTGATTCACGGCAACATGGAATCCGGATGCGGCAGCAGCGACATCAGCACGCTGTTGTGGCGTCTGTGGCCACAAGGCAGCATTAAACTTGCTAGAGAGATCATCAACCATCGCATTGTGCTTGAGGATCTCTTGCTGTGCTTCCGGGGTATCGTTGGGGTTGACTTCCTTGTACTGTGCCCACGGAATGTCTTTGGTGATTTCAGCGGTGTGCTTGTAGATTTCCTCGTTGGTCTTTTGGAAGTTCTCAACAAGTTCTGTCTGGCGGCGCTGCAGGAACTCATCACGCTTTTCAGCGGTATCTCCAATCTCCTTCTCACGACCCTCCTTGAGGTCGATCACATTGACCAAGTCACGCTTCAAGCGTTCGGCGTCAGTGAGGGGGAGTTTGTCGATTGCCTGCTTTTTCCACCACTCCTGGGAGATCTTGTCCGGACCACCAGCTTCTTCAATCGACTTGATGACATCATCACTAGCACCGTTCTTTTTGAGGATGCCATAGATGTTTTCCTTTGCCGTAGCAATAGGTTGGTCATACTTGCTCTTGAATTCCGGATCGTTCTCCGTATCAAAGATCGCACGGAACTTTTTGAGTTCCTCATAATCATCCGGAGTTTGAGTCGGTCGTTGCTCAAGTTCGGAAACCTTTTGACGGAGTTGTTCCGCTTCAAGTGCCTGCTTCTTGTAGTTGGTTGCCGTCTCCTGCAGTTTCTTCCAGTTGTTCTGGTTTGCTTCAGAGAGGTTGCGGGGTTGGGGGATTGAGGAAATCTCCGGATCAATCTCAACCTCCGGTGTTTTTTCAACCGGAGTCGATTCAACAACTGGTTCCGGAATTACTTCTTTTGTTTGCTCTTGAACAGCGGGAGGTTCATCAATGGAATCAAGAGTTACCTCCTTGTCAATGTCATCCGGTTCGTCCGGAGTCTCCGGAGGAGTCGGTTGTTCTGTTTCCTCAGCGGCATCGAGTAGCGAGTCGATGAGGGAGTCTGTTGATTCATCGATGCGGTCGGCATCGAGGGATGGTGAACCTAGCCTGCTGTTGGCAGGGTTGATTTCTGGTACTACGTTGTCGTTATCGTTTGACATAAATTACATTGAGACGAATGAAGCAGTAGATGCGTCATCTTGTTTTGAAATTGGTGCGGCCATCTCTTGGATCCTCCTAATGGCAAGGAGGAAACCTTCTTTGTATGCACCACGGAGGGCGACACCCTCCACCTTTGAGTCAACCTCAACAGAATAGGTCGGAACCAATTCCTCCAAGTGATTGACTAGATTGTTGTTACTAATGTTTAGGTACTCCCTAAATCTAACTGCGTCTGTTTGTGTCCACATAAATTATTTTACAGATCCCTCATCGCTTCTTCAGCGGTGATATTAAAAATGCTTTTTTTAGGGCTGACTTTTGCTTTAACACCCTTGAATTCACTTCCAGTTGCATCACGGTCATATCGAACAGCGTCTATTGAAGTGTTCTGTTGGATTCCTGTTGGAGACACCATTCCCTTAATTTCTGTTCCAAGGATAGGATCAAAGGTTTTCTCTGTACTCTTAATCATCATTGGCTGCATCTTTTCAACAACCATTTCGTCAGGAGTGCCACCAAGATATTTAATCATTTTATCGTCCATGGCATTTAGTTTTTCTTTGATTGCTGGAATGGGGAAATCTACTTTCTTGTCAGCCTCAAGAAATCCGATAGCCGCTTTCTTTCCAGCATTAACAGCGGGGTCAATAACACCTTTCTTTAGGTCATTGTATACCCCCTTGATCTCTTTTACTCCTTCACCAGGGGAAACGATGCCTTGGTCAGACATCCCCTGTTTATAGATGCGTTCCGCGTTTTGTTCCTCCGTTAGATTGGCAGGAATTGATTGTTGTTGAGGTAAGTTTGCTCCGCCCATGGTAGTAGTTGGTTAAGTGTTATCCTGCTGTTGGTGGTTTGGGGGGAGTGGCAACGGATTGCACAATCCCGGGTTGTGAGGGTTCTTTAAAGTTTCCACCAAACTCTGGCATTGAAGGTCCACGCCTCCCAACAATGGGAGCATTTGCGGCAGGCATCACATCCGTTGGGATGTTCTGAACCTGTCCCGCGGTAAGGTGTTTCACTGCTTGGTTCATCGCTTTCTTGAATGGTCCTGTAGTCTGACCAGCGGCACCCTTTGCCTCCGCCTGCTTGATATGACCAGCATAGTGCTCAATTGCAGCCTGCAGCACACCCATGAGTTCCGGAGTGATGGATCCAGGTGGTGCCTGCTCAATGATTGGGAACAACTTCTGAGTCATGGTCTGGAGGTGAACAACATCATTATCTCTTGGTGAGACTGGGATCTGTTGACCTGCCATGATGGACTGCAACTCAATGACCTGCTGACGAGTTGCCTCAATCGCAAGCGCCTCAACTTGATCCTTCGGAAGCACAAGTGAATTTGCTTTTGCCTGCCCAATCTTGGTCGAAAGATCCAGTTTGATGAGTTCGTCCTGGTTGATGTTCTGGTTGCCAGCATACCTCTGGACGATCATATCCAGCATCTGTTGGTCTTGGATCGTGGTGTCTGATAGGAGTTCCGAGGCAGGACTATATGCCATGAGAAGGATGTCGGAAGGGGGGAGGTTCCTCTCCAACATGTTCAAGCAGCATCCAACCGCTTCCTCATCGAGATGTTCATCAATTTCAAAAGGAACCAAGAATGATGGGAGTTCCATACCGGAACGATCAAAGGCATCGACGATTTCCCTACGGGCCCAAATAGCGGAAGGGTTCTTGAGACGGACAAGTCTAAGCATTCCGTGGAGATCGGCGGCAGCCTTCACATGCTCCGGATGGCAAATGCCCCTCTGCATCCTCTCAACACCCTTGGAGTATTGGCGGGCCCAACGCATGAGGATACCTTGACGGAGTTGGTTTTCAATCGCGGCAACTCGGTTGATTTCGGAAGCGGTTCTCTTTCCTCCTTGGTTGGAATCGGTAACTTGACCGGGTAAGAAGGTTCCGACTTGAATTTCAGCAAGTCCGGAGACGAATTGATCTAATTTCAAGAAGTCATCAACATCTGCTGGGACTTGTTGTGCAATCACTTCGTACCCGTCGGAAATGTATGCGATGGGGTGGGCAACCGTCAAAGGAGCAGCGTCTGGACGGGCATTCGGTCCCTTCTTGAGAAGCAGGAGTCCGTTGAGGTAGACGTTGTCGATGACAAGGTTGCGCGCCTTCTCAATGGCAACGTGGGTGTTGTAGAGGTCACGACCAGCACCGCGGGATGACATCAAGTTTCCGGATCCCACTTCAACCGAAAAGAGTGCCAAGCACTCCGACATGGTATTGTATCGGTCTACTTGGGTACAAATTTCGTTTCCGGACTTGTCGTCGAACAAGTACCGGGAAATCTTTCCATGGGGTTCCTTGACAAAAATCTCACCTAGTTCCACATACTTCGCATCGTTCTCATAACTGGCACCATAAGAACCCTCACGTACCCAATCTTCGTATCGACGTGCGTCATCATCTGCGTCCAGAGTGCGTCCAGCAGGAATTGCATTGTTGATAGACTCGATGAGGTTCTTGATATGCCATCCCGCCAACGCGGATATTTCAGGTTTCTCAAGCACCGGAAGCAATTCGGCGATTTGATAGCGACGTTTACGAGCCCAGATAGGTGTTGCATCAGTTACTTGTGGGGTTTCAATTGAAAAGAAAGTGTAGTCCTGGCGGAGGAACTCCGGTTTCCAGTCACGGAGGTCGTCCCAAACCCATCCACAGAACCCAAAACAAGTGTTCTCATGAACGGTTTGTGCAAGCAGATCATCATGCCCCTTCCAACCTCGGATGCATTTCGTGATCTCCTCACGGAAAATCTTCGACTTGTTCTCCGCATCGACGGTCTCTAAAGGGTATTTTGAAAACGTAAGGGTTGGGGAGGTCTCAATGATTTCACGGAAAGGTGGTTGGATCCTTGTGACCATGGTAGAGAGGAACCCGGTAGGACGGTTGCTCCTCCAATTCTGACCCATGCTCTCCAACTTCTTGTTGTTGTAGGGTTGCTCAAGGTTGAGTTTCTTTTGGATGAGTTGGTTCTTCTTGTTCCTCTCAACATTCTGCTGCTTGAGACGACGATAGGCACTGTGGGCCTGACGGGAATCCTTGAACGTCCTCCTAACCTGAAGTGTTTTAGGGTCAACCGTGTCGTTGTTGCTGTTGTCAGCATCAACCACGTTGAGATCTAAAATTTTAGGTTTGGTACTGTCCTCAATACGCGGAGCCTTGTGTGCAAAGGTATCCGTGATTCTAGGAGGAAGTGGTTTAATGTCTGATGCCATAGTCTTACGTTAGCCAGCAATTAGTAGGCAAATTTCCGGAAGATGCAAGTTTTTCTTTATCAATGAACACCGCGGTACGGTTGTCGTGACGCAAGAGGGAGCATCCCCCTAGTTTTTTTGCGTTTGAAGTCTCTCTTGCTTGCCGTACTGCCGCGCATGCTCGGTCTGCGGCATTGATGCATGAACCACACCCACTTCTCCAAGCAGCATTGTTTGGGCACTGGGCACATATTGCTGCCCTTCTTTCCGCCTCTTGATCTTGAACCAAGGTGTATGGTTCCATGGATCTGAGCAAATTGTTAGCCCAGGTTGAGATGTCTTGTAGCAACTCAGCAGATCTAGTGACTGCCTCCCAATGACCGACATTAATCGTCACCGAATCGACTCCATGACAGAATGTTGGCCAATTACCACAGATGTAGTTGTTGACATCACCCTTCACATCCCCAAGGGGCAACGAGTTGTTGGCACGGTGTTCCTCAACGACTTTATACAAATCGTTGAGAGAATCTCCGGTTAGTTTGACATCACTTTGGAAGTAATGCCAACTACCGGGAGGAATCATTCCTTCAATGGGTTTTGCCATTTCACTTTTACAACTATCCATTCTTGTATAACAACGCAAGTAAAAATTGTTAAAAACCCCAATGCGTTTTATTAACAGGCATCCTGTTTCAAATTTGTGGTCTTAACTCGGCATTTGTTGCGAATTATACCCTTTTTGGCACATTAACTCGACTTTTGTTGCGAATTGGCAAAAATGTTACCGATAGGGTATAGTAACTCTAGCCGCGACTCTAGCCGCGACTCTAGCCGTTCTTACAAAACATCTGCACGATACACACGGCAAGTGTAGTGTGCAATGTCAGTTATAGCTTCCGTTACCGGCCTTTATGTCCGCTAAAGGAAACCATCCTCTCATAGGGGAAGTTATAAGCACGGGATAAACCTCATAAGATCCCTAATTATGCTATAACCTCATAAGATCCCTAATTATGCTATAACCTAATTCCTGCGAATTTGGGGGTATTAAAAAGGTCGGGGGAGGATCAGGTCGCTACTACTCCCAACTAGGCCAGCACAAAGCTACCCGCCAGTTTCGCCCCTCATTGCCTCCCCCGACTATAATGCCCATTGGAGTCCTTACGGCGTGTCCTTTGGGCAGGGGTTCACCGAAGATTCCCCCGAAGTTTTCACCGAAATAAAAGAACACATGGGGTGAGATAGCTGGTCTGCGGGAAGCCCCCCATGTCTACTTAGATTGGCACAGCCCCTCCGAATCGAACGGAGCCAGCAAGATTTGGAGTCTCGCTCGCCTGCCTTGGTACATTGGACTGCAATTGAGTTATCAAGGATTCCTTTACAACTGGCAAGAAAAAAACTGCCGAACTAGGACTCGAACCTAGACAAGATCCTCCAAAGGGATCGGTGCTACCATTACACCATTCGGCAAAAACTGAATTGTTACCGTTACACTACAAGGTATTCATGGTGACGGGTGCGAGAGTCGAACTCGCATCTCGACCGTATGAGAGTCGAATCCTACCGTTAGACGAACCCGTGGTATTCATAAAAACTATAACCGCTACTCCGACATGTCAACAAATGACATCACATCGACAAGACTCTGCAACTTCCTTTCGCGGATCCTTTTTTCCTTTGGTTTGTTTGTCACCATGTCGGCCGCTACCCCTGACCTTTGTCGCATGAGGTAGACAAGCAGTGAGAGGGAGTCCAATGCATCCGGAGACTTGCTGCGGGTTCTCTTGACGTAGTCCGCCTTTGATTCAACTCTAACTAGTCCCTGCCCCCTCTGCTTGTAGCGCCGGGAGGTTGCCTGCCTCACCAACTCTTCCGTCCTAAATCCCGGGGAGATCTTGAGGTATCCAAACTCCAAGTACTTGGCCAAGCCAAACAAGAGTTCGGTGACAACTCCATGGTAGAGTTCATTCGCCTTCTTGCTGTCATCACCAAGCACATGGGTATCGGTGGCGGCCCAGGAGTAGTTCACCCCCATCGTCTCTTTACCAAAAAGAGTGCAGAGGGCATCATGAATGCCCGCCCCGTTTCCTGTACGATCGACACACAACCAGTTCGGCGTGATCTTCATCTGCCCACAGAACTTCATTATTGCCGTGGTCTGCTCAAGTGTTGCGTTCTTTGGGAAGGTGATCTGTGAGTCTAGTTGGAGTACGGTTCTGGGGGATGGGAAGTTTTCAAATCTACCGGACTGCGGGGTCCACCCATCCGACAACCCAAACCTTCCATAGGAGCACACCACGCTGTCGTTGCCCTCAAGTGCCAAGTCAAATGCCGCCAAAGGGACTACAGGTCCGATAAATCGTACAATACCTAGACTATTGTCCAGCATATGAGGCGTCATGACCGACATGGCAATTCCCTCCTCGGGGAACCAACCCCTTGCCATCGTGAAATATTCCGGTGTCTGTCCCCTACCAGCGTAGTTCATGAACCCCTCGTATGACTGAAGCCCTGGGTAGACCATCTTCTTTTGGATGACGTTTTCACATTTGTTGGCATCGATCCGGAGGACATGAAACCCATCCTTGCTCTCCCACTCAAAGTCCTGTTCACAATCGATTGAGTTCCACCCCCTCTTTGGTTCGCATCTACGACCAAATTCGCTGGTCCTATCCTTGGGGTTGGATGCCCCAAAGATCTTGATGAGACCCTTGTGACCAATGTCATCCATAGATGAGGCAATGTTATTGACGCCTTCCCACACCCCACCAGGGACTTCTTCCGCTTCGTCCAAGATAACCCGGATACGAGAGAGACGGCCAAACCTTGGGTGGGGTTTTCCAAACCGTGGCGCTGGGTGGAACCCACGTAGTGTACCTGCTCCGGAGTCACCCTTGGGGATAGCGACGAGATGGATACCTTGCTTGGTGTCCTCGTTGGCTTGAATAGATGTCACCAACGCTTCTCCCTTTGCAAACTCCGGTTTTACAAGTGCTTGCCTATGGAAGTTCTTGATGTGCGCATAGATGTTTCTCTCCGCGTGCTCCCTGGTCAAAGAGATCACCTTCATTGCGGTGTAGTAGGGGTCCCGTAACCAGTCCAAATAGAACCATGCCGCGCCATTAAAAGACTTACCCATGGCTCCCGCACCTTGAATGAGGTTCTTGTCGTACTTGAAAAGGATCCTCCAAGTATCTTGAGCCGACTGTGGTCTCCAGTCGTACACCTCCGGACCCCAAAGGATTGTTGCGGCCGCCTCAAACTGGTTCTTGTCCAAGAGGTGTTGGACAAACTGGAGGACGATTGTCTTTGCCTTGGGTAAGTCAATCGTCATGCTCGTTGCGGATGCCGTGGCATTATCAAGGATATATGACGCGGCATAGAGTAGTCCCCTATCCTCGTCCTTATCCGCCTCCTTGCGGATGGCCATTGCCAACTTGAGTGCGTGACTTACGTTACGGGCTGGGGTCTGTACTTGGGACATGATCGTTGAGCGCCGGGACTTCATCCTCGGCATCCGGTATGAGAACGGCATCTAGAACACCATCACCATCGATGGTCTTTGACTCTCGATCCCGTACTGTGAAATTCAATTTGAGGTCTGCTCCTCCGGTGAGGTGGATGTTTTCCGCCAGTTCTCCTGCGAGTTTGCAATCCAACTGCATGGCCGCCAACTTGTCATAGGTCTCCTCAACACCGTTTGCCTTGTTCACAACCTTGGTGGGTACAACCCCCTCAATCATGAGACGCAACACCTCCCTCTTTCGAGAGATGGTTGAAACACTTCTGGTAGAAACCTCTGTTTTGAGTTCGGCAATACGAGAGACAATCTCCGGTCGTGTCATCAAGCGGCAACCGTAAGATGCCGGGTTCTTTGCATCCGGTTGGATCTTGTTGTATGCCGAGGTTGGGGTATCCCCCGATTCCACAATTAATTGGCAGAACTTCTCGTGGGTGAGGTTTTGGAGTGCTGGCATAGGTAGTAGCGGGGGGTAGTAGTACCCCCCCATGACTTACAACGCAAGAGAAGATTTTGAAAAAAGAAATTTTCTAAAAATTTTTGGGACTCCTTTAAGACGCCAGCCGCCGCGGCCGCCCCCCTCACCCGGTCCCCTACCCCCTCCCCCCCGGTAGTAGTAGTACCCCACCCCCCTCCTCTTTCTAGATGCCGGCCTCCCCAGGGGCTCGGTCCGAGTTGCCAGTGAACAACGACCCATTGAGTCATGTAACCATGAGGTCATGCTACCAAGGCTATTGGTACACTTAACAATGGTATCATGGTATCAATCAATCACTTACGCATGGTCTAACTTACTTTTGGTTCAATAACGCTTCAATTGCATATGACAGAGATTATCTGTAGTTATTGATTATTATCTCTTTCGATAAGAGTAACCGGGATGCAAAGACAACTAACCAAACATAGGAAATTCATTTAATGTGCTGTTAGCATGCCGGTAATTGATCAATGCAACCATGATACCATGCAACAATTAACATGGCATATAACTACATGGGATCATGGAATCACGACTAGACCTCGAGGACGGGAGCGAGCGTAGCGAGCGAGTTACTTTGACGGCCGGCATCTCTGTAGAAGTGAAAGAGACAGGCACAGAATCGAGGTTGAGTTACTCTTATGAGGTTTTATACCATGCAACCATGGTTCCATGTTACCAGGATGCCTTGTAACTCTTTTGAGGGGATCCCCGGATTAGACTCCAGTCCACATTTCACCGGAGGGGATTAGACTAAAACCTCGATAAAGACCCCAAGTGGGCATCAAGTGGACACAAGTGGGGACAAGTGGAGTTGGTTTTGACAACCCCACTCCACCTCCAATGCCCACCGGTGCTTGATCTAGAGGTTTCCAAGTGGTGAAGTGGGGTTATTTTTAATAATTTAGTAGAAGAAGAATATATATATAGGGAAAGCGCCAACCCACCGTGCTCCGTCTTCCCGTGCCTCCCCGCCACCACGGTATGAAAACAACCCCTATGAACCCCTATCCCCACTTCTTGCGTTGTATTGTGTTTCATGTAAGCAACTTACAATAAGTGGGGTTTTGGGAAGGGGTTCCTTCAAGTGGGGTTCCCCCACTTAACAATAACAATAATCACATTATATTGTAACCATGGTGCCATGTTACAATGAAACACTATCCTTTGTAATTACTAGGCATTGTTAGGTCAATTTCCGGGTAATCGAATGCCGAGATCTTATGGGTAACCTTAATTCTGGGGCGGCGTTGACGTTGCCAAGATTGTGGACTTCTCCAATGTTCTCGACCCATAACATCATAATGGCAGAACCGATAACCATCCTCTCTAACATCACCATATTTCCTAACCCTAGCAAATATCACCGGATGTTTTTTGATGTGTTTGTATTTCTTGTGATAGTATTCAAGTGCCCTAATTCTTCCTTTTTCTTTTTGAAGTTTATGCGCGATTGGACTTCTCCAGTGCTCTCTTCCGGTCTTGTCGTAATGATCAAAGATGAAACCATCTTCACGGAGGTCTCCATACTTGTGTGTTGTTGTTTCCATAAGACCCCACTTACTACATTTATTGAGGTAAAGAGTCAACACTCTTCCTAGACTTTGGATTGAGTGCTGCAAAGGCAATCCCACGGTAAAACCCAGTGCAATCATGAGTTGCCCTGTCGGTTTCTATGAATTGAAGGACCCTCCGGAGTCTTTCAACCTCTGCCTGTGATGCGTTTAGTTCACGTTCCAGTTCTCTGGATAAAGCGTAAGCGTCCTGATGCTTTTTTAGCAGTTCCTTTGGTTGCGGTGGGCAATGCCGAAACTCAATGGCATCAGTTCGTGGTGTGTCGGCGGTCATTGGTTTATTTCAAGTTCAAATCCAAGTTCTTCCAGCACACCCCAGAACTTGAGGCAGAGATTTTGAGTGGATTCCAGTTGTTCCTTTAGCCTCTCGACCTCTGCCTCTGCTTTCTCTGCTCGCTCCTGCTCTTCTTGAACTGACTTCTGTCCGCGAGGTGTGTTAATGTCTAGGTTCATAGGTTGTCTTCGTCTAGGTCTGGTTCGATGTGTGGTTTAATTTTCTTTTTATCTTTTTTATTTCTGTAAGAAGGTAACTTAAACATTCAATGGTAAGAACATCTCGTATTTTTGCTAACTCATTTTCTTCAATGTGTTTGTCGTTTCGTTCAAGCCAGTACAAATGTTCTTCAATTTTATCAAGGTCTCTTTGGTTTTCTTCTTCTTGATTTAGAACTTGCCATCCCTTTCCTTCTCTAAAAATCATCGTGGTGTTGGGATCTAGTTTGGGAATTTCGGTTGTCATTTGTTGGTTAACGGCATCCGTGCGTGGTGTGTCTGTCTGTTCCATCCATCCTGGTTCGGTGGATCCGTGCTGGTATTTTGCTGTGCTCATTAATCTAGGTTTAAGTTGTGACCATCAATCTCCGCGTTGAGATCCTCAATGAGTGCATCCAAAGTTGGCATTAGATCATCCTTGCGCATGCGGCTCATATGCTCTCGGAACCTCCATACAACGAGTTTCCAGTCCATCCCCTGGATGGCATCAAGATGCTCTTGTTCTTCTTCCGGTAGTTTGAATTCAAGTGTTGCTTTCATGGTATTGTGTTATTTGCGTTTATTGCGTTTCTCTCCGTACTCTCCAAAGTAACTGGATGACATGTGCCACCCACGGCATTCGTCGCAGAAGTAGGTTCGCAGGAAACTGGTGTTCCCACTGCCCTTCCGGAGGATTGCCCTTGCCCCGTTCTTTGCCGATCCCTCCGAGGTGAAGACAACCTTGCCACACGGTCCACGTTCCCTCTGGACAATTTTCGGCGCCGGGGGAGGTGTGAATTGTGTCTTGGAGTTGAACAACCCCAATTCCTTGAGAATATCGTCGACCCTATTCTTCATGGCTATCCTCCAAAATCTTTTTGAGAATCTCTGAGCGTTCCAACTTGTGATGGTTCCCCCTAATGATGATTGGCCGCCCATTGTGAAGACCAAGACCAAGGTCAATGAAACCAGTGCGCAGTTGTGGATCGTCCTCCACCGGATTCCACATGGGTTTTGGCAATCTCCAGTCGTTGCTCATATGATTACTCCGGTTGAATGGGAAAAATTTGACAACTTTTTCTTCCAGGCGCTTGCCTTCTGCTCTGTTTTGTATGCCCGGATGTCGTCGAGGATCATCTTTGCCCGCGGTGTTGAGATCCGGATCTCCTCAAGGTCATGACGCCTTGCCATTTTGAGGTTGGTCTCCATGAGGGTTTCAATCGTTTCGATGATTTGATGGGAAGTCATGCGATTAAATGGTTGCGGTTTTGTAAACCAATTCACGGTCACCCATCTGCTCATCTAGGGTCTCAATCACCTCGTACCAACAACCCGTGAAATCTGGGTTGAATTGGTTCTGTTTGAAGTAATCTTCAACCTTGAACTGTGCTTCATTGAGTGTTGCGGTGTATCCAATCCAATCCCTGCCATCCTCGTAGCAGAAATAAATGTCGAATGCGTGTGAGTACATATGCGTGTGTTTGGTGATTACTTGGACTTGGACTCTTTCTTGATGAGGGTATCGATCTCTTTGACGGTTTTCTTGAGCCAGGCAACTTTCTCCGGTGAGAGAGGTTTGTGATTGGCTAGGACTTTGTTGAGGTTTCTCATTGGTTTGGTTGGTTGGGGTTGTTGTTACTGTCTGGAATGAAAATACCCAACCTAGTTTGGTTTGGCAATATATTTTTTAACTTTTTTTTACCCCAATAAAAAGGACTCCGGATGCCCATTTGTAGGACACCCGGAGCCTTCTGTTACACACTACTATACACCGACTACCGACAATTCTAGAACGGTTCTTCCACCGGAGAGGTCTGCCCAGTGAACACGAACCTATATCGATTCACACCATCCTTGAGTCTCTTCCCAATCAATTCCGGAACCATCTTTTGATCCATGCATTTCTTGAGGGATCGACCGATATTCTCAACCTTGAATGTGCTCATGTTGGCCGGTCCACCCATTGCGGCCGTGAGTTCCGTCATGAGATCGGTTGAGGATAGTTCTAGTTCGACTAGACCCTCATCCCTCTTTGCAGCAAACCACTTGTGGAGGATCTCCACAAAGATGGATTCCCTTGTCTCACTCTGTGCCTGGTGGACGAGTTCGGCATGGTGAAATGACCGTACACCAAACCGCTTGTACACCGGATCCATGATGTCCGGTGGGCATGGACGGTTGAGCAACCAATTGAGGAAGTATGGAAGTTCCTTCCGGATCCTTGCCTCGTTCTCGTAGTTGTTGCCGAAGAAGTGAGGTCGGTATCCATTGCGGAGTTTGAACAACATGATCTTGTCGCGGATGGTTCCATCGAGCGCCGGGAGGATCTTGAGTGACTCCGGATCGGTGTTGCATGTCACAACCACACGACCAACGAAGGGAAGTTCGATGGCATCCCTGAACTTTGGTTGATACAACTGGGATGGATTGGCGGCCATCTGCTTGAGTGCCTTTGTGAAGAGTTGCCTTGTCTTGTGGTCACCCTCGGTTGCGGCATCGTCGCAACGCCACAAGGCATTCTCTCCACCGGCCTTGTTGAAGGTGGTCTCCCCCATGAGGAGTGCCTCCGCATCCACGGAACCATTGAGTGCCTCACCAATGATGCACTTGTTGAGGAAAGTCTTTCCGGTGTGTGCCTCCCCCGCAATGATGATCACTTGACCAGGAAGAGGTTTACCATGAAGCGCCGACTCGTAGAACCTCCGGAACCAGCAGAGGAAGTATTCATGGGCAGCAATGCCATCTTGATCCCCATCGAATGCGTTGTGCATGAAGTCAAAGAGCCAAGGGAAATCCTTTGGGTCTCCGGTTTGCGCAGGTGCCATTGCCTTCTTGCTGGATATGTTTAGATACCTTTCAGAAGCAATATCCACCACCTCATTGGGATTAAACAGAATAGGAACCGCTGCGGTGACCCTCCGTGATGTCTGGACATGAATGAGTACACGCTCAACCGGGGTTACCATTTGCCCGCGGATGGTTTGATCGGAAACTCCAGCACCCTTTAGATGCATACGAGCATCCTCTTTGGCAAGGTTGACCCAACCATCACCACCATGCTTGGTCCAATATGTCTTGCCATCGAAGTAGAACATCTGTGCTGCCCTTCCGGTTGCTTCCTGCTCATATTCGGCAACGAATGGTGCCCCAAGTATACTCTTCCATGATGCGAAGGATCTGCCATCTCGATCCGAGAAGATCGTCATGCCATCCTCACGAACAACAGCACCAAGTCTTGGGGTGTCATCCAACCAGAACAATGGTTGCTTGCTACCTATGACGAAAGGAGTCGCGGCACGACCGGGGAACTGCTTCTCCACCTCATCAGCAATCTTGTCGATTGGAATGCTTGGTGAGTCGGTGACCTTGATTACTGCCCGTTCCGCGGCGTTGACCATGCAGAGTTCAAGGAGATTGTTTGGCAACCGCATGTCCCCATTGGGAAATGATGTTGCTGGAAACTGCCCCCAATTGTCTCCCATCTCAAAGTACTGGGTGGACTTGAGGGATGCCTTGTCTAGTCCTGGTAGAGCAGCATAAATGCCGACCCTCTTGTCTAGTTCCTTGAGGAACTCTTCAGTGACCTCCGGATTGGTGACACAAACAGGGGATTCAAACTCCCAAATGAGTCTTGTCTTCCCAGGTGTGAAAGTCTGGTGGACCCAAGTGGGGAGGAACTTCACCCTCTTGTCTAGAGAGTCAACCATGTCCCATGCCTTGGAGGAATCATAGTCTCCAATGATACCATGCAACCATTTTGCTGGGTTGTCCTTCTTCACTCGTAGTGAGGGATTGAGACCCTCATAGGGAGAAATGAAGTGACCTTGGGTCTTGATGTCGGACGACCAGATTGAGTACTGCTCCTTGGTCATTCCCTGCAGCACTTGGTCATTGACTCTTGGGTTGATAATCCCTGATAGGGACATCGCTGAGATTTCCGTGATGGTTTCTGATTTTAGGTTTGGTAGTGAGTATAGTTTCATATGTGTGTGTGTTTAGACTAGCGATACCGACTTGACTCCTGCTTCTTCCAAAGACTTCTGGCAATCACAACAGACTCGATGGTGTGTGATGAATGCCATTGCTCCCCTTGCCTTGTCCCCCGCCTTCATGATTGCATCAACTTCCGCATGGTGTGGTTGTTGACAGATTGACTTGCACTTCTCATACCCCTCGCCCGGTTCCCTTGGGCAGGTCTCTTGGGGGTTTTGGCAATCATTGGAGCCCACGAAGATGGAGTGATCCTCCGTGACCAGCAAGCAAATTACCTTTTTCTTTGCGCAACTCATGGTTTTTGAATCAATTCATTCAAGTAATTTATACTAATTATTCGTAAAATATCTTCACCCCATTCATTCATCGCATTGTTCACGCAGCAGGCAACAACCCGAACGTTTTGTGGCATGTAACCCTTGGTTGAGTCGATTCTGTCAATCGAAGGTGCGAACGGATTGCGTTTAAACTTTTTTGTAGCACTAAAAGGAATACCAGTTAATGAACAACTAGCATTTGGAAAATCAATTAATAACTTTGGGTATGTTAAGCAAAACTCTACTTGGTTTTTTTTAGCCCTTTTCTTTGCTTCATCGAAACAAGTTCTTAATGCTTTTCTATACCAAGAATTCATTCGGAATTGTTCATCGTCAAAATTAAATTTTTGTAGGTTTTGTAACTCTTTAACTTGTTGTTTTAATTTTTTATTCTCATCCCTAATTTTATAGGTTTCTAGGCACAAAAGTTGATTGTTGTTATCTAATCTATAACATTCAAATAAAAATTGTTCCCTAGAAAACGAGGAATGACGTTTTTCAAACGCTTTAAATACGTCTTGTTCTATCATAGGTTGTCCTCGTCTGGATCTGGTTCGATGTGTGGTTTCATTTTTTGTACACTGGTGATAGGGATCCCTCCGCTGCGAGGGGAAGACCGTCCGCCCACTCCGGTGGGGTAGACATGATGTTGAGGATTGCTTGGAGGTAACCCTCCGCTTGATCCAATGGCACGAGGCACACGACTTCATCGTGAATCCTCATGAGGATTGGGATTCCCTCCCCCTCAATCCGTAGGCAGCAATCCATGAAAATATCTCTTGCGACTGCCTGAACAACATTTTCACAGATGACTCCACCCCACACACCGAGACGGAGCATCTTGCCTTGCCGCGGAATCATTGCCGTTAGACCCCCATGATCCACGGATACTGCTTTATATGTGAGTTTGCGACCGGATGGCAGTGGGAATGTTGCGTCAGGATCGTTTGCCGTGGTTGCGGTTTCCCGAAGGTTTGCCTCAAGATCCTTCCAGAACTTTGTGACCTTGGGGTTCTTTGTTCTGTAGAGGTTCACGAGTCTCTGTGCCTCCACATCCGTTACCGCGGCAACCGTGGTGAACTTCTTTGCCCCCATGCCATAGCCGAGGCCAAGCGCAAGTTGCTTGATTGTAAAACGTAGCTTTGGATCCACCTCCTTGAGAGACCCCTCCTTGTTGAAGAGTCCCCATGCCCTTGCTTGTGCCTCGTACAGATCGGATGACTCGCGGATGTACTTGAGCATCTTTGTGTCGTTTGCCAACCAATGAAGAACCCGGGGTTCAATCTGTGACAAGTCAACGATGGCGAAGGTAAATCCCTCCGGTGCCTTGATCTTGCTACGGATATCCACACCACAAACCTCCGACCGCGGGATATTCTGAAGGTTGATGCCACCCGAACCGGAATCCCTTCCAGTGTGAGCGCCGAAGAACTTGAGTTCATACGGCATCCACCCATCCGGTTTGACGCGTTGCAGCATCGTTTGGATGGTTGCTAGATGCTTGGACCCCCTCCGATATGACCGGACTGCCTTGATCCAGGGATACTTATCCGCATACTCGTCCTCCCACTTGTCCGCTTCCGGATCATCCTTGGCAAATGACTTGGGAGATGGAATGCCCTGCTTGGCACACTCAGCACGGATTGCCAGAATGGAGGTGATCTTGTCGTCGTCCTTCCAAGGGATGGCAACTTGTGCCTCCCATAAGTGGAGTTCCAATTGCTCCTTTGCTGCCATGAGACTTTGAATATCTAGGGGTACACCCCTCTGACACATCTGCCGTGTGAGTTGGGAAATGCTCCTCTCACTCTCCGGAAAGAGGTGACCATACTTCTGGAATAACTGGAGGCAATAGCGAGAGTCATCGAGGGCATACTTCTTCACCTCCTCATGGAAAAACATATCCATCTCCTCCCATCTCTTGCCCTTCATGTTGTCACGGACATCTTTGGAGAGTTTCACGCCGAGGAGTTCCGCGGATGACTCCTTGAGTGACCTGGGACTTCCTAGATATGCAGCCATGTCAGCAGTGCATACCCACTCCTTGATCTCAATGTTTTCCGGGGCATGTCCCAATTCTTGGAGTCGTTCAACTACCATCGAATCGAATCCCACGTTGTGAGAGATCCAAGTCACCTCCGGACCGGTGATGAGTGACCAATCAAAATCCTTTGGGTGACCCACATATTCTATCCCCGTGTCTGTGACGATGGACAGAAGGTATAAGTCTGCCTGCGGATGCCGCAAGTAATGCCACGTTCCAAGTTCTCCAATGGAGATCTCCTTGTCGTAGTAGGTTTCAGTATCGAGTGCTACAATCATATGTGAAAGGAAATGGGGGGTGAGGAACAACCTCCCCACCCCCCGATTTCACTTACAGACCAGCGAGTCCCTTAAAGAGCTCCGTCTGGTCTGGGGTATTCTTGCCGAGGAACCTACCCACGGGAACATACCACGAATTATTGGCACCCTTCCGGAGTTCGGAAGAGACCTCATACCGACCGGAGTAGAGAGCACCCTTTAGGAGGTAGTCCCCATCCGTGATCAACTGCTTGGCAAGCGAGGTGTACGCACTAGACGCAACCGTGTAGATGCCCATTGCGTAACGGTTCTTCCCATCGGAATAAGGGAAGTACTCAATGAACTGCTCGTCCATGTCCTCCGGTGCCTGAACCGCAAGACGGATGTCTGCGATGTCTTGGAACCAAGGAAGTTCATCCTTGAGGTCATAGTTGGTGGTTCCACCAAGTGTGCGAACCTCCGCGGAGGTGTTTGCCTTGCGAGGGATCTGGTCAGTGCCAAACTCCACCTTCTCCTGGTAGTACTTCTTCAGGCGGAGGGGAACCATGCGAACCGAATTGCCGAGGTTGACCAACTGCTCAAACACAAATGTGCCGGGAGCAAAGTCATCCCCCAGCTTGCCAGACTTCTGAGCAAGGTTGAGGCGAGGAACCTTGAGGTCATGCGCAGTGATCTCACCTTCAATGCAACCATGGATGATGGCTACGGGTACGGACAGCGCAGCGGAGTTGTCTTCAGAGACCATCACTGGTGTTGCCAGTTCGATCTGCTGTGCGGGTTGCTCCATTGGAGCAGTGTTTTTCTTGGGTGTTAGGTTTAGCGTTGCCATATAGGTCTTGGATTTTTGGGTTTTTGGTTTGTTGTTTACTGACGGATTGCTTTCAAGAGGTGGATTACTCCCTCCTCCTTGAGCGCCCCCTTGTCACGGAGTCGGTCTTCAAGGGCATGTTTGGCATTTGCCTTCTGTCCCTTGTCCGCCTTATCCGCAACTATTCTCTCTAGTCCCACAACACTCACACGAGTGCATGCTCCTAGAAATTCTTCAAAAGACATCATGTCGGACACCGCGGCGAATCCCAATAGGGGTGATTCTATTGTGCGTGGTGTCTTGCGTTGGTCTAGTCTGTATCCGGTGATTTCAGCCCCTTCTTCAAGCGCCTGACGGAGTAATTCTTTCTTCACATCGTCCGCCCACCCAGAAAGGAGATTGGCAAGTTTTAGCAACTTTGCCTTGTCCTCCGGAGTGCCATCCATCGAAATGTTGGAAGGTACATCGAACCCCGCCTTCTTTCCGATAACGAGTGCTTTTCCTGCGAGTGCCTTACAAGATCCTTGGAAAGCACAGTAGTCGCATACTCCCTCTACTGGATTGAACTCCTTACCGGCTAGTTCTTTTGCTCTTGCAATTATCGTCCCCAACCGAAGTTGGAGTGCAGGAACATCAGTTCTTTTAAATTCAGCAACTGAGACTTCCTGGCGGCGAGGTAAAACGAGATAGAATTGGATCCGTTGGATCTCTGGGAATTTTTGGAAACTTCCAAGCGCATAAGCCGCAGCTTGAGAGTTAGTCTCACAATCTTCCACAGCCCCAAACCCTGTTTTCCAGTCGAACATGCAAGCATCACCGTCAGAATATATGTCCAAGAGATCAGACGTTCCAAAAGTGCTGTGATCACCAAGATCAACCTCAAGAAAAACCTCTTGATGAGTAGCCACGAGATTAGCGGAAGACTGGCGAGCTCCTCGGATGTCAGAAAGAAAGTCGAGGCATACTTCTGCGAGTTGTTGCTCTGTTGGGTCGATGAGGAGACCGGGGTTCCCCCTTTCGATTGCCGTGTGGATGCGAGTACCCGCTTCTGCAATTGGGTTGGTGCCGCCTTTGCCTTTGTAACTGGGGCATGCTTCAAAGTTTTTGAGGCTGCTCGGCGAGTGTTCTGCGTGTGGGCGCGTTTCTGGATCGACATGTGTTTGTATGGTTTGGGTTTTTGGGTTTGTTGGCATGAACGGTATTGATAGATCCCAATCTGCTTGGGGTCAATAGGAATTTTGATTTTCTTTTTTGGGTCTTCCGCCCTTCTTTCCATTTGCAATACAAGCGATGCGCTTTGCATCACTTGATGCGCTTCCACCCTTCTTTCCGATTGATGCGAAGTATTCTCGCACTTTGGGATGGATGTTGTTGTCCTCGCTTTTGAAGACCTGCTTTAAGTTTTTGAACATGGTTTGTTGGTTGTTGCTCTAGGCACCGAATGCGGAGACCCACTCCCCATCATTCATTGCCCGGATATTCTGACATTTTGTTTCTGCGATTTTGTATACGCGTTCCTCCACCGTTCCCTCAGCGAAGCAAATTCTTTGTATGACCGGAGATTTTGTACCGAAACGGCTTGCCCTGCCAAGCATTTGTATCATCGTCTCCGCATGGTAGGTTGGGCAGATAAAGGACATCCGGGGTTTACCTCCCACAATGTCGTGGAGATCAATGGCAGCACTACCGGCTTGAGACTGTAGGATGATACATTGCGACCGTGCTTCCATGAAGTCTTGCAATGCTTTTTCACGACCCTTGGTATCCCTCCCATCGAAAAGTCCACAGTTGATCCCATCCACGGAAAGCAGTTGTTGGAGGGCATCGATGGAGTTCACGAAGTTGAGGAACACTGGGCAGTAGAGACCTCCCTCCACTGCGGAAGCAATCTCCCTTGCAAGAGTTGGCAACTTGAGAAGTTCCGCCTCCTGCCGATCCCTCATGAGTTCGACAGCACCTGGGACTGCATCCTCGTGGCGGATGAGATCCTCATCCCGGGTTTGTTCTAGCATCCGGAGTGCCTCCGCAACGACTCCGGTCTGTGGACGGGATCCAATGTCCCAAAGTTCCACTTCAATGGTTTCCTCTGGCATGAATTCCGTGACCTCCTCACGCCTCACTCGGACCCCATAGTTCTTGAGGTGATTGTGGAGTCTACCCACCACTTCCTTGCGGAAGGTATTCTTGAAATAAAGATTGTTGTACCCAAATGGTGACTTGCCACAACCGTTCCGGAGGCACCAGGGATAGTAATCCTTGAGTGTATGCATTCCAGTGATGAACCCCAATGCCTTTAGTTTAAGTGGGCTATCGGCAACGGTTGCCGACAAGCAGAGGGGGAAGGTGTCCTTGCATTGTCCGGTTCCAATGAGGAGTTGGGAGTTGAGGGAGGTGAGTCCCCCAGCATCCTGGCACTCATCAAAAATCACGATTGTCGGTTCCTTGGGATGCCACTGGTAGGTGACTCCCCTCGCCTTGATCTTTGTGACCATGTCCTTGTAGTGCCTTCCTGAAGTGAACTTCTGGTACGAGTCCACGGCAAGGCAACGATCCTTTAGGCCGAAGTCCCCAACTGCCTTCTCCCACTTGTGCCTAGAGACAGCACGGCATATGACAATAAATGGGGCCTTACCAAATCGCTGCACAGTCCCCAAGGAGTGCATTGTCTTCCCAAGTCCAGTGTCGGACAGGTCAACAGCACATTGGTTCTTCAAGAGACTGTCGCAGAGACTATCCACGGCAGTCTTTTGGTATGACCGGAGTTCGATCACTGGTAGGTGTAGGTACTCTTGGCTCCCTTCTTCTGCTGAAGGGTTCCGCGGATTCCATGCTTTTTCATCTTTTCAAGTGTCTCACGGAACTTTTTCCGATCCACTGGTCTCTCCCCATCTCCCTTGCCAGCACCGGTACTTAATTCCGACTTTTTCATGAAGTCGGTTTTCATCGTTTAGAGGAACGGGAACCAATGCATGCCCACTTCTTACGGGATAGACGGAGGGGTGAATTGGGGTCTTTTGCGGCCGCGGGATGGTCTTTCATTTGACCAGCGCTACGAGCACAGTATGAATCTCCCTTGGCAGTACCGGGGGAAATTGAATATCCCTTGGCACCATACCGGATGGTATTTTTCTTTCCGGTCTTTGGGTTGGTTACAACTTTTTTAAATTTTTTTTCCATTACTTTATATTTTTAGATCCCCCACCTAGTGGAGGGGTAACCCTTAAAACCCTTTGCAAGTTTGAGTTTGAGTTTGGATGAATCCCGGTTTTCAACAAGCCGCCAAAACTTGAAGGCATCAATGTTTTCTCCCAGGGAGTTGATATATCCGATTAGTGGTATGTGGTTCATAGTAGTTCTGCGATTTGGGTTTCTAGTTCGTAGATAGATCCGTTGTTAAGGATGCAGTTATCGAATTCAAGGATTTGACCCTCACTCTTGTGTCTTGAGAGTGGGATGGGGTCATGATCGCGGAGCACCCTAAAGACACGCCCTCCTGCCTCTTTTATTGCCTTCACCTCGTTTGGGAACCTTGCGTCATCGATGACGACGGACTTGGAAATATCGAGATGTTTTTGGACAGTGTGCATGGTGAGATCAACCCAAAAGTTATTGGATAGGAACTCCCTACCCCACTCTGTCCCTAAAGTTTGCATACAAAACCGGGGAGTCTTTCCTGCCAACTCATCACAAGCGGATTCTTTAAGGGACCCATCGAGCATCTCATGGATTCTAGCATGCTCTATTCCCGCCTCAAACAAGAGTGCACGGAGCATTGATTTTATGCCACTGGCAAACCGGAGTTTCACAAACCCGTGGTTTCTCTCAATGATGTTCCCAACCGTTGTCTTTCCAGAACCGGCCGCGCCGATTAGACCAATGAGTTTTGGTTTGTTTAACTGCCTCTTAAGGTCTTGAATCTCCTCCTTGAGGGTTCGGATGAGAAGCATGTTGTCGTTGTATACCGACGAAATTTCTTGAACCATATCAATTGTCCTTCTTGCGGGTTGAAAGCATGTTTCGTCGAATGAGATCAAGACGCTGCGGATTTGCTTTCTTTCCCATCTCATCTGCCTGGGGAAGCGCATGGGATCGTGCCGCCATTGCTTTTTCCGATCCTTTGATGGGTTTGGAAACCCTCTTGTATGCATGCTTTGACTTCATTTTAGTTTTGGTTTGGTTCTATGGGTCTCAGGAGATTTGATGATTTTGGCAGCAGATTGAGGAACCCCCTCCCGCTTTCGACGGGAGAGGGACTCGTTTGCTAAGGGAAAACTAAACTTTCTCTTCTCCTGTTGCATCTGCTTCCGCCTTTGCCGCGGTCGCTGCCTCCGGATTGTCACGAAGAGCAATGTGCTCATGGAGTTTGAGACTCAAGAGCAACTCATAGGTGAGTCGTTTGGTCACCTCGATGAGGCGCTGAATGACCTCCTCGTGGGTGACCTTGTCTAGGTCGATCGTGTTCTCTTCTGAGGGAGGTGGCAGATCGGTTTGTTCGGCAGCAGGGGTTGAGGAGGCATCCGATACAGGCTGTTGGGTCTGCTCGGCGGGAGAAGATTCCGGGTTTAGTGGAATCACGTTTTCGGGTTGGTTGGTGTCTGACATAAATTAAAGTCTTCTGTTGTGGATCCAAACGATGAACACAAAGTAAGCGATACACCCAAATAACAGGGCAAAATCGATTGTGGAACTTGGACCCTCCATGATTACTTGCGCTTTTTGGGTTTGGGTACGATGACTTTCTTTTGTTTCGGCATCGAAACATTGAGCATCTTTTTTGGTTTCTTTGAGGACGCATCAAGACCGACCCGGATTTCCGGGGAACCGACCTTGAGGTATGAGTTGGTTTTAGCCATCTATGTTTTAGGTGTTGTGGGTTAGTGCAGAGACGGTATGTCCATGCAAAGCTATCAAAGCAGCATCTGCTGCTGCCCTTGGAAGGGTTTTCTTATCTGTGAAAAACTCCGCCAAAGCAAGTTCATGAAGATGCTTTTTGCGTTGTGGGTAGGTGAGGACTTGCCACCGTGGAGTCATGAGCCGGTAAGGTTTCATCCAGGACTGCGGGGTAACTTGGTTCACCTCAACCCCTCGACCCTCTAGGTATCCTACGATGTACCTGTAGTTGGCAAAGAGGGTAGCAACGGAAGAACCGGACTGGTTCTTTCCAGCAAACTTTGGAACCCTCTCAATCCAGATGTCGGCAACATTTGAGTCATCGACGATCATGTTGAGGTAGGCACCAAGTTCTGCATCCTCCTGTGGCATTGGATCCACTGCCTTGAGGGTGCCATCATGATTTAGCATCACAATGGCTCCCCCCTTTCCTGGGTCAATTCCGTAAATCATGCGTGTGCTGTTTCGCATATGGAAGATAATTAGCCAATCTCTTTTGGTTCGTCAACCTCTAATTCTTGCCTCACGGCAATGGACAGAGGTTTGTGGAGGTTGATCCCTTGTTCTAACTTCCGTTCACGCCTCGCCGCCCAAGTCTCAAGAGACTCCTCATCTGACAAGGTTGGGGTTGGCCAAGACCTTGGATCTCCATTGCCATGCATCTGTGCTTGCAACTGGAGGTCAGTTTGATGTTTCCGACCGTCTGGTTTCTTGAAGAACTTCCCGTTGAATGTCTCCGGATCTACCGTCTCCGGTGCCATAACCGTTGTGGGAGTGGACCACTCTTGTTGAGCAATTCTACCGACTTGATTGGGTAGTTGTTCTTGACCCCCATCTCTACGGGGTTGATTAGACATATTATGGTCAGACTCCATTGGGGTTGCCCAATCTTGGTTGACTTGTTCGGATAGTTTTCCAGTATTCATGGCTGCACCCCAATGCCCCTTTGGATCCATTTTAGATAGATCCCTTGTTGGGGTAATTATGTCCATGCAATTTGGGGTTGCCCAACTACTAGGAGCAGATCCGGTCGATGAGGATTCGGAAGGCTCGCTCACAAGACTGGGGGACGACTCCGTTTCCAAGCATTCGGAGTTCTGATGCACGATCGCAATTGGATTCGTACAAAGAGGGTTGACCCATCCGATTGGAAGACCCATTAGGGCCTCGACCCACCTTGGATTTAATTTTGCCGTCGACTTGACTTGAGGAACCTTCTGACTCTCGTGGATAAACTCCCCAAGAGTCGCTAGTCCATTCTCCACCCTGTCCGCGTTGCTCGGAGCATTCGGAGTGCTCTTGTAATCCGTTGTCCGTGGTGTTGGGAACTCCTGCACTTGTACTTGCAGCGGCATGCTGAACGACTCCGGAAGTCTCTCCATCCTCGCCTTGAAAGTCTCGATGTTCTCGTCGTTGGACGATGCCCTTGGAGTGCTCCATGTTTTGAATGCCTCCATGGTCTCCGGATCCACTTGCTCCCTGAGATTGCATGGGTTGGTTCTCCCAGGACGCATCTCCGTGATGTACCTCTTGAGTGCCTCCGGAGACCGTGGTGGCAACGTGTCCATTGTGTTGGGGGTTGCCCAAGAAGGATTGGTTCCTTTGATCTCCTCCGCAAACACTTGATCCACCGTTAGACATTGGGTTTTTGCTTTCTCCCCCGTCACAAGACCCTTCACCACTTGACGATGAGGAATAGCTCCCCGGTCGTGAGTCCCCGGAGCAAAAGTCTGCCAATTTCTTTGGGATTGCTCCTCCGACAACCCTTGGTGGTTCCCACTGGTATTGGCGCTGTCCGGGTCGGCTTGGCCATGCATGAGTGCCATTGTACCAAGAGGTATCGTGACACGATTGTAGTTTGATCCCCCCAATGTGTTGTGCGCCTCTTGTGCTGTCATCGTCGGCCACATCGCTTCCCCGGAACGGGACTTCTTGCCCTTCTCCCGTGTTCTCTCCCCCACGATGGCAGGATGATTGCTCAACCCCTGTTGACCATAGTTCGCTTGATTGGAGATCTTGTCCGCTTCCGCTGTTGTCGGTGTGGGCCATGCCCCCATTCCGGTCTCCACATCCCGTAGTTGCTTTCGGTGAGCATCCCTGTCTGGCGATGCTGCGCCATTGGCGTCGGAAGTCTGCGCTGTCGGCCAAGTCGTTACGGACTCCAAGGATGAAGACACGCTTGCGCCTGTGCGGAGCGCCGCACTCTGACGCTGAGACCACTGTTGCCTCTGCGTGGTAACCCACCCTTTCCAACTCTCGGAGGACATGGAGCAGAACCGGGGTTCCCGCAGGGTCTCTCCATCCTTCTCCCGCGAGTTTGGAACTAAGGATTCCTTCCACGTTTTCAAGGAAAACAAATCCTGGGAGTCCAAGTCGGACGAGACCGTCGAGGATGTAGGGGAAGAGATGCCTTGGGTCTTCATCGCCTGCTCGGCGGCCTGCACTTGAAAAAGGTTGACAGGGAAAGCCGCCTGAAAGGATGTCCACCTTTCCGTAAAATTCTTCCCAAGGGAGGGTTTTAAGATTCGTCCACACAGGAGCTGACTCCATGAGTCCCGCTTCCATGAGGCTAACCACGTTCGAGACGGCGAAGGACTCGATTTCCGAAACAAGGACTGTGCGCACATCTCCGATTGCTCTTTTAAGTCCGAGATCAATGCCTCCGTATCCGAAGCAGAGGGAAGCGTGTGTAAGGGTTTTGGTAGTATCCACATTTTTAATAGGGTTAGGGGTTTTGTAGGTTTGGGTTGTCTGCGGTTGGGTCTGTTAGTCTATGAAGCTGCGAGCAGCATCCATCACATCCGTGAATGCCATCGCCATCTTTTAGGTTTGGGTCTCTAGGATCCGGGTGACCAACCCCATGAGGGCAGTTCAACTCCCAGTACCCATATATCCGTTTTGTTGCGGTCCATCCCTTGGGGATGGTTGGTGGTTTCCATTGTGTGTTTGGCATAAAATCGAAAACTAAAGCTAATCCCGTTTGGTTGTCTAGATAAAAGTTTCTTTGGGTTCTTGACTCGCTAGAAGGACTGCCTGGGCACACACCCTTGCTTCATCGCTCTCAAAGCGATAGGCAAGGCAACTTGGACAGATCGGCGCTTGCTCACGGACGATAGAGTCACATCCCTCGCAGATCTTGAAATCATGCGGCCGTGCTGTGATGATCTTTGCGAGTTGCAACCGGGATTCCATGACATTTTTAGCCGGTGGTTCCGGAAACTTGATCTCCGTGGTGTCTTGCTCAATGAAGTCCTCCATTGAGCCCATCAATGCCTTGGCAAATGATGCGATCATTTTGTCTTTCTCTTCAGGGGATATGTCGGGAGCACCAGAGTCCATTTGTTCCTTTTCCATTGGGGTGACCACACTGCCAGGTGATCCGTTTATCGTCGGGTGAAAAAACAATGGCAGCACATTGGGCAGGATTATATGCCTCTCCATTGGGGTTACGAGCAAAAACTCCATACCGGAATCTTTTGCATGCCGTCTTGGTCTTGGGTTGCCTCATAAGGGGTTTGGGGATCCCCCGGAGGGGACCCCCATTGTTTCCTTTAGACAGAGAGGACGGCATCTTGCAGGGATCGGAATGCCTCGTAACGGTCTCCAAGACGCCCCTCCTTGGTGTCCACGGCGAGATCCCAGAGGTTCCGGTTGATGTCATTCGTCCGGTTGAAGTTCCCAAGACCCCTCATCCGACGGCGGCCATTGATGATCCCACCGCGGATTGCGGACTCCTGCACCCTGTTGAAGACCTTCCAGAGGTCATTGCCCTTGTCCTCCTGACGACGGGTGATGTCCATCTGTTCGGCAACCTGAGCCAGTCGTTCCGGTTCGGCCCCTGGGAGACGGATTGCGGCGGCCATGTGGGAGAACTTGTAGGTGTCTTGCTCAGACAACTCGTGCTCCATCATGCCACGGGCGGAGAGAACAACCTCCGGAAGCATCTTGCGAGTGGTGTCAGCACCCTCAAGGAGTTGGGATTGGAGTGTGTCCCTATCACCAAGGTGACGGACGGAGACCGACTGGAAGGTGCGGCCAACCATGAGTCCGTTGGAACAAATGAGACGGAAGAGTCCGGCAATGAACTTGAATGCGGCCGTGCCGTCATTCGCATTGGACAAGGTGATGGTGGGGATGAGTCCACCGATCTCTCCCAAGTCTCGATGCATCATCACCGCTTGGTGACGAGCATATGGGGCACGGGCAACTTGCCTAACCCGTGCGGTCTTGGCCGACATGAGTTCCCATCCATTGGACAGGAGCATATCGACGGCATTTCCGGTGGAGAACGGAACGAAACGCTCCGAGGTGGTGTCGTTGTACCGGCTCTTGGTAAAGAAGGCGGGGGACAGGGTGACGGGTGACTTGGTGTTCGTGACGATGTTGGTGTACATGGCGTGTTGGTGTGTTTTGGGTTTACTGCGGATTAGAATTTGATGGTTTTACCGACTGCTGGATGAGACCGGATGGCATCATCACAGATGTTCCGGAGGCGTGACTCAAGTGTGTCCAACGCTTCCGCCGAAACTTGAGTGAAGGGATGGTGTGGACGAAGCATCTTTGCCCTTTCGAGGAGGTACTTCTTGACGAGGGAACGGGTGATGAGTGAGCTCATGATTATGCCTCGTCCTTGAGTGCCCATACTTGGAAGTAGGAGACATCCTTGAGTGCTTCCTCAAGGAGGAAGATTGTGTTCTTGATCTCACTGGGAGTGAGTGCTGGGTTGTGCGTCGCATATGCGAGGCTACGGACTGCCGACTGTAGTTTCTGAGAAATCTTGTCGAAGTCTCCCATTGGTAGTGTGGTTTTGTTTGGCACGGTGTTGGTGTGTTGGTTGGTGTTGTGTCTCATCGACAAATGAGAAGATACCCAACCGACTTGGGTATGGCAATAGGTTTTTTTAATTTTTTTTTACCTACCCCTAGAACCCCATAAACACTTGCTCTAGGATCAATCCAACTTTTCCCACTTCCCCAAATCGCACTCCGCGGAACGAAAAAGTGCCTTGGCATTGAGAAAGCACCCACAGGCATTGCATCTGTTGTGGACAGCGTCATACATCTCGCATTGCCGACATGCCGCCATGCGGCCGGAAATCTCTTCCGCGGTGACGTTCGGTTGACCGGAAGCAATCGCTGCCACTTCCTTCATCACCGATTTCCCAAATCGTTTCGCTAGTTCGGTTGTGGAGTGTTTAGACATTTTTCAACAGCGTCCGCTGCCTCCGATACCCAACGATTGTGATCTTCCCAGTCTATCCCCATGGCTTCACACACAATCTTCTCAACTTGAGTTGCGACGGCATGTTGCTTGAAATATGGAGCATCTTCAAGTTCACCAGGTTCCGATGCATCCGGGTTGCAGAGATCCCATGCTGAAACATCCATCTCATCAACCCCATCATGCCTGCACAACCATGCCTCTACAAATTCATGAAGCGCCACAAGAAAACTTCCGTTCTCGTTGTCATACGAGGTTGAGGTAATCTTGAGTTTGCCATCCTTCTCGTACCAATCGCCATGTGTGACGTAGCGATTGTCCTCCGGTTTGATGAACTCAATGGTGATCATTCGTCGGAATCGAACATATTGAGTCCGAGTTCATCAAGTTTCTCGCACTCCTCCTTGATGGAGTCGATGGCACTCATTTTTGCCTCAAGGTAGTATCCGGTGACTTGCTCCGCATTTGCGACGGCATCATCCAATGCTTCCTGCAGGGTATTTCCGAGACCAATGACAGCACCAACCTCCGGAAGTCCACAAGATTGCGGGATTGAGTAGTACGTCCCGTCGATGCAAGTGGCATTGCGGAGTTTAACCCGGTCACGGAGTTCCGGGGGGAACAAGATAGGTTGCCACCCCTTGTCTGCCCAGGAGGAGTGGAGCATGATTTCAGCCCCATACTTGGCAGTTGCCTCCGGTTCGATGACGATGCCGTTGGCACCGGCCCAGACACATTCGGCCAGATTGGAGTATTGCTCCTGGTAGAGTTCGTTGGGGGGTGAGGGGGCCCTAGCACAGAGATCGATCATATACGGATCCATGTCTTCCCCTATCCTTACCTCCGTGGACATGAACCCCCGCCAGTTATAGGCAGCGAAAACTGGTTTCATGAGGGTGTTGAACCTCGTCACAACCTCCGGTATGTCGTCGTACTTCTTGAAGATGGAGGCAAACCCCACATCCTTTATTTCGATACCGGAGATGGTGTGCTGTGGGTAGTGTGCCTGCCCTTGGTCATCCGTGATGACCCAGCAGTCGGTTCCTACCTCAACCCGGTCACGGAGTGCCTCCTCTACCGTGAACTCAATCGAATGCTTGAAGGCGCCGAGGTTGAACTCCACCTCATCGAGTTTGGGTTCCACCTCCTTGTAGTTGGCGGAATAAAAGGTCTCAAAGGTGCCACGATACTTGTCAATTTTCACATAAACATCCTCGTTCTCTTTGAGGAATGCTCGGAGGTTTGCCATGCCCTTGATGTGGGTGTACTTGCCAACCGGAAGGTCAAGCGCCTTGAGGATTTCCTTCATGCCCTCACGCTTTAGTTCTAGGCATTCTCCGGTACGGGAGCCCCAAACCTTCTTGCCCATCTTCTCAAGCATCTCTTGCTCGTGTCCAAAGTAGATGTCTGGGAAGACAAAGAGATCCACCTCATCAAAGTGGGGGCCATAGATCGAATCCACCACCTCAATCCCCTCTAGTCCGGTTCCGATCATGCCGAGGTTCATCTTGGCAAAGGCACACTCCCAGGGGACGTAGTAGTAGACCTTCTTGTAGGTTTTCGCCAATTTGATTGCGATCTCCACAAAGAGACCGTTGTCCACTACTAGGGCAACAACATCTTTTGGATCCTTGATCTCGGCCATGACTATTTACCCTTGGACTTTGCCTTCCGCTGCGTGGCATAGGCAATCGCAAGCGCCTGCTTTTTAGGTTTACCGGCTTTAAGTTCGGTCTTTAGGTTCCGGACAAAGCAGTTTTGGGATGAGCATACACGAAGTGGCATAGGAGGTATTTGTCTTATTTTTTATTGCAAAAATCAAGGGTTAATCATGACTGGTTCTATTTTAAGGTCTTTGAGTACATCCGACACTCGATCCAATAGAGGAAGAACCGTCTGTAGGGGTTGAGTTTGCACCACTCCTGCCTTGTTACGGATTCTAGGGTCACTAGTGAGTTCATCAACATTGTAAATGTTGTTGAGGAAACCGATTGGGCGACCTGGGACTTGCCATCCATAGGAGTCATGGAAACTACTAGCGAATGGTTGTGCATTCTTTTTAACTTCAAACAATGCAACTACAGACCCAAATTTAAGGTCAAAGAATCGATCGTCAGCAAGATCCCGGGCAATGTCTTTTGGAAGGAGACCAATTTTCTCCAATTCTTTCGCTGACACCGGGTGCCTTTTCCTCTCCAATTGAACCAAGTAGGGGGCAGTATCTTGGAAATTCAATTGTTTTGCATACACCGCATTTTTAAATGAATTCCAATTCTGTATGTTTGCCCACTTCTCTTTTGTGGGTTTGGAAAGACTTGCCGCAGTACTTTTGGTAATTGCGTCGCTAATCGACTTTATTTGTGCGTCAAGATCCCTTTTGGTTAAGATTTTTGCCTTAACCGCTGCCTCCATACTTTCCACATATCCCTTCTGTCCGGTTGGATTCTTGAGATGATTGATAGGACTTTGAAGGGTAGGAGCAACAAGAAGACTATCCGTTCCTTGTTTTTCCATTTCTTGATTTGCTCGGAGCATGAAACGATCTGCCGTATCTTCAGTGGTGAATGCCCAAATTCCAGTATCTTGAAGATAAATGAACCCAGGACCACCTTGTCCTTTGACACTCAATTGTTGTTTTGCTCCTGTTGGACCCACATAGAGTTCTCCAATACCCATACGGTCACAAGGGAGGGCAATAATTGGTTGGTCTTGATGGTCTTCAAGATTCACGCCTGGTGCAGGCATGAAGTTTGCCATCATTTGTTTTGTGAACTTGAATGGTTTAGATTTATCTTTAGGGAATGTGAACCCCTCATTATCTACCGTGGGTTGCTCACTCTTCGGCATGAACTGAACTCCATACTTGGTCATGAAACGAGGATCCTGTGGAGATGTGAACACTGGGTTCTTTGCCATCACGAGACCACCGATCTGAATGACTCGATCCGCATTGACCACTGGGTTCCCAGTCTTGCGATCATAAAACCATGAGTTCTTAAATGGATTCATGCCGACCTGAATGTAGGTGGGGTCACTCATTGCTGCCTCTGCTTCCTTCCTTGCTGCCTCCGGAGTAGTTGCCTCCCACTTTCCTACCATACGAGCATATGAAGTCTTGTTCTTCTCCCCAGTCGCAATGTCCATGGACACCGATGGGTTGGTGACAAACTCAACATCATTGGCGATGGCAACGGATTCGTATCCCTTGATCCTACCGAGTTTTTGTTCCTTGGCATCATGGACAGATGCAACCCAAACCCCATAGTCCTTGTATGCCGGGATGTCTAATCGGAGTCCTACCAAGTCTCCATCCTTGAGATTCTCATTTGCTTTACCAATATCTGCAACTTTGTCCTCATTTAGTGCCATCTCCATCTCCTCCCTCGTAGCGGGTTTTGGAACCTCATCCATCTGACGGTAGGGCATGTACTTTCGGATGACCTTGAATAAGTCTTTCTGGTCAATCTCACCCTTCTGGTACTTCTTAACTGCATCAACTACCTCTGGGGTGCGTTTGGTGACATTTCGGTATGCGGTTTCCATGTCCTCCCCCCTCTTGGTAGCAGGCATGAAGTAAACCGTGGCATCCGTCTTTGTGGATTTTGGAACCTCTGAAAGTTCAACCAATGTGCGGTCACCTTGTTCGGTGATCTTATCCACCTTGTATTTACCGGAAACTAGGACTTCTTTTTGATCCACTAGGGAACGATCTTCCATGCCTTCAAAAATCTTATCATATGGAATTCTAAAACCCTTAGTTGCTCCCTTGATTTTGTATGTGATTGGAAGGTCTTCCAAGGACTCGTTTCCTAGAGGTTCCCAAATTGCCCTTTGTGCTTCCACATCTGTCTCTAGGTTGTTCTCACTAAAGGAAGAAAAACTAGGACCGGTAGATTCGTTTGCCAATTCAACAATGGAACCCTCTTTCACGTCCTCATGTTTCTGGAAACCTAGTCTCCAGAGATCCATTGGTTCTGGAAGTGCTCGATCAGCCAATTTCGACATTGCTGCGGTATCCCAAGACATGTTTGTCATCACATGGTCTTGAAGCATTCCAATTTGTTTTTTGGTAAGTGTTGAAAACTCTTCCTCACCCCTCTTGGCAGCAGGCATGAACCTAATGTCCTGCTTGCTAGTATCAAATCGCTGCGAGAGAGGGATTAGCTTGCCTTCGTTGTCGTAGGTTGCGGGGTCTGCGGATTTAATGCGAGACGGATCTGTGACTGCGTAGATATCTGCCCACTTATCTGCTTGATGGTAATCTGCATCAGTAATCTTGAGGTATGCCCTAATAAGCGTGTCCCCATAGGCAGGGGGATATCCCTTTGCCTTCATTTTCTCTAACAGTTCCTTGCCTGTGTCAGTTGTCTTGGCAAACCAAGCAGAAGGTCGAGGGAAGTTTGCATTAAGTCCCCCTGCTGATGCAGACCTACCCAGATCAAATGCATCACCTTCTAGTTTTTTAGCAGTAGTACGATGCTCAACAATTCCAGTAGAATACCCCGCCTTCCTCGCCGCATCATCAACTAGCCTCTGCGCCTCCTCCATGTCGCCTGACTCAATAGCCTTAGCATGTGCCTCGTCTAGTCTGGCAGAAGGCATGAAGTTGATGTTCGCTTGAGTGACATCAAACCTCTTTGATGGAGGGATGACCTGACCAGAGATTGTAGTTGTCTCCGGTTCAATCGATTTGATCTTGGTCGGATCAAAGACGGCAATGTTGTCCGGAGTGCTGCTTCCTTGCCCATCCTCACGGACATAAAACCCATCATATCCGGATTCTTGCATCCACCTAGTAATGGAGGGCATTTCAAGAATGGCATAGTTCTTGTCTTTAGCAAACGATAGCAAGGAATCCAAGTCATCCCAAGTAAAACGACCATGGGGACCTTCCTTACCTCCCTCAATGACTTCAAAATACTCTTGGTTGTACCTATCCAAACCAAAGTCACGGAACCATTCTTCAAACTTGGAAAAGTGCTCCGGATTAGCCGCATCAAAAAGGTTAGAGGCATTCGTGGCAACCTCACGGATTGGTTTTTGTCCTCCCTCTGTGAACATCCCAGCAACCCTTCTTTCTTGTGCCATGAAAGTCATTTCTTGTTCTGGCACATTCCCCATCATGTGAGGTTTATCACCGATCATTGCCTTGTAACCAAAGATATTGTACCCAGCATCCCTTGCTGTCTGGTGGATGATCTCCCTCTCCGCTTCCGTGTCACCCTTGGCATACGCTTCCATGTAACCAGAATCCCTTGCAGGCATGAATTGTGGACCCTGGTATCCCTCAAACATGGGACCAAAGACATTGCGTACAAGATCCCGTGGGATGCCGTTTCCAATGATCTTGATGCCGAGGTTTTGGTCAAGTGGGAGTGGGAATGAGTCAGGAAGTCCGGACATGCGAGCCTTTGCCCTTGCTGTGACTCGTTTGAAGATTCCCCCTGGGAGAAGAATGCGGTCAACATTCGCAGGTGTTGCTTTAAATGTGAAGGCGGGCTCATTGGCCATGCGATAATCAAAGACACCGCGGAGTCCCCCACCCGGGAAGAGGATGGGTTCCGGAACATTGAAAGGATCGATGCCGTCTGCTCGTAGGGTGGAGATGAGATAGTTGTTCTCCGGATCCTTCTTACCCCTAATTGGTGCATCCGGAAGATCCTCAATGATGTCTTGAACAACCTCGTACCAGGATGGGCCCTTTACTTTGACAGGTTCCGGCAACTCACCATCCATGATGGCACGGAGTAGGTAGCGCTTGCGGTCGGTCGGTGCTCCGTACTCATGGGCATTGTAGATACCCTCGTCAAAGGTATATCCAAGACGATCAAGGGTTGCCTTGATGATGTCTAGTGCCTTCTGATCCTTGCCAGTTGCATACTCCTTGACATTCTCAAGGGTAAAATAATTTGGGGTGATAAGATCAATGCCATTAGCGATGGCATTTGCGCTACGGATGTCTAAATCAGACTCTATACCCCCTTGGGTGGTTGCTTTAAGTGCCGAGTAGTTTTTACAAACCGGAGATGCGTGGATGTAATCGGAATCTTTAAATTGATTGAAGTCAACTTGGGTAACATCTCCCACGGTGACATGATCACCAAATGCCGCGGCATAGGCGGCAGCAATTTGAGGATTATATTCAACGGCATGAGTGTTCTGGATCAACCCTTCAAGTCCCGCGGCATGGAGACCACCGCCAGCAAATAAAGCAAGTGACTTGGGGCCACGAGGGAAAATGAGATTTAACTCCCTCTTAAAACCCTCATCCCTCTGCGTCGATGGCATGAAGTTGATGCCATCATATTGATTTAACTGCTCTAGAGGGATTGGTTCTGATGCAACTCGTCCAACCTCTGGAAGATCCTCTGTGCCTCCTCGTTGAGGGAACCTAGCAAGGAGTCCCTCCCTTCCGGGTTTTCCGGATCGGAGGTACTGGTTGACTTGGGCGTCAGTGAGAGATTCTGCAGGGGTTTGTCCATAGAGTTGGGTGAATTCTTCTAAAGTAATCCCGGCCTTGGCAAGGAGTTTTTGTTCCTTTTGTGGTGTGAGATCATATCCGGTTCCAGAGATGCTGTAGGCAATTGTAGCAACCGAAACGGGTTTGCCAACCACATTTTCAAGGCTCTTTAGGGTCTGACCAGAGGTGTAGGTGTCATCCGCAAGGATGATTTGAGTGCCTTCCGGAGGGGTTTCCCCACTCCAGGTGTGGATTGTCCTTGCCCTCTGATCCGCGGTTGCTCCGGTGTTGTGTGCTGTCGAAACCTTAAACAGACTGCTCCAGATTGGGTATCCCAACTCAACGCTCAATTGCTTGGCTAGAGCAAGGGGAAGGGCATTCATCGAATCGGTTTCACGAGTGATCACTGGGAGGATTACCACCGGCTCGTTGGGGTCAACCTGGTCACGGATCCTTTGCACCATGGCGGGGGATACAAGTTTCTTGACGATCTGGAACGCGGAATCAGCATCCCCCTTGTATTTTGCGTCCTCAAACCCGGGTTCTTCCTTGAGTTTTCCAAGTCTCACACCCGCTTGAACATTGGCCGGCATGAAGTTGATGCCCCCATATTGATTGGTGGTTGGTCTCTCTAGACTAAGATCATGAACAGGTGGTCTTCCAGCAACCTCATTAATCCTGTTTTCAAGCACCTTGCTATAGTACCTGTTTTTCCGCATCTGTTCTTCAACCTCGGCGATCTGTTCTGCAATCTTTGCGGCAACTGCCTCGTCCCCACCGTCAGAAGTCCCGTTCAATTTAGATAGTTTATTCCTAAGTTTATTAAACTCATCGTGAACTTTACTAAACTCATCAAAGATTTTTGCTCTCTCTTCCATCTTTTGCTTTTCTCTGGCCTCATTGATTTTAGCCTCATTAGCGATTGACCAAGTTGCATCCATGACAGATGCGGCCATGCTTTCGGTATCAAAACCAAATAAATTTTTGACTAGGTTGACCAGACTGTCCCACATCGATGACTCAACTCCATCTCCCTTTAGGGATTTAAGCATCGTTTGAAATTGTTTGCTAGACCAAGTCTGTGCAACAAACTCATGGAGATTGGCCAAACCATAGTCACCACCTTTCTTGGTAGTCTTGTCCGGACTAGAAGAGGCAATTCCTTTAACTTTTCTAAGTTTATCCTTGCCCTCAACTTTTAATTCAATGAATTGATCTCCGGGTTCATATGTGGTTCCGACCCGGTTTGGGCGGGATGAAGAGCTATACTCAGATTTACCAAGATTCCTAAAAGCATTTACGCTGCTAGGATCAATGTCTATAACAGACTTATTATCATTATTGATACTAAGTTTGTGTTGAATTCCCGCTTTTTCTAGAAGTTGTGACACTTCATTCAACCCCTTTGGATTGTAGTGGTATGTTTGATACCCACCATCTTCTGTCTTCTGGAATGTATGCCAAGTTGGGAATCCGACCTTAATCTCTTTCCCTCCGAGGTATTTTGCACTTACTCCCAACTGATCTAGGGCACTTCGATAGAGGTTAATCAATCGTTTGATGCCAGAAGGGGTGTTTGGATTATCTAGTGCCTGTTGCAGTGCATCATTATAGTCCTTTCCTGTCTTGCCCTCGGCTCCTGGCACATACTTGTAAATCTCATCCGCTGTCAAGGTATGCGCGGTTTCATGAATCATGGTCTGTATCTTAACCGGAGATCCCTTTGGCAAATGAACAGAACCTCGAGACCTGTATGCCCTGCCCAAACCACCCTTAACCATACCCTTTTCAGTCGGCTTGACTATGTCCTTGTCAAGTTGTGGGAAATCCAATTCAGAAAGTTTTTCCGCAACACTAATCCAAGTATCACTAAGATTTAATGGGTTATTCTCATCTTTTGCCTTCTGGATTAGGTCTTGCAGAACTTGTCGGACTGGTTTTTCAAACAGATCGTCCGCTTTAAATGTGTTGTAGAGAGTATCTACATTTATAGTGCCTTTAAGTTGTCCGGATGCTTGAATTGTTTTCCTTTCATTGATGGAATCAATGATCTCTCCCCGGGTTGCGCCATCCGGAATAGAAAGACCATAGTATTCCGCAAGTTTAGAAAGTGACTCCTTACCAAAAGACTCCAAACTAGTTCCACTAGACACTAGACTTGCGGTAAGTTCCGCGCCTTCCGGTGCGGCAGGCGTGACTTCAAGTGATTTTCTTTTGGGTGTGTAATCCGCGGATACAGTTTCATCTTGTTTTGGGGAGTACTTACCCAAAACTTTAAATGCCTTGGTAATGGCACCCTTGAACTTCTCCTCATTGTATTCACCTCTAGCGCGGGAAGGCATGAAGTTGGCTTGCCCTGCGGTACGAACAACTCGTTCCATCTCCGGAGTGATGGCGACCTTCCAATAGCTTTCCGCGGTCTTTGCGGTGAGACCCTGTGAATTCAAGTAACTATTCACATACTCTTTTGACGGGTCATCCAACCATTTATCCATTGCTTCGGAAGCGGTTTTGCCGTTGTCAATT